TAGAAGGTGTAAAAGTCACACATATGGGACAGAAATTCACACTCGTTGATTACAACGGCTTTAAATATAAGGCTGAAGTTGTAGCGATCGACAAGAGATGGGACCTCTGCCTATTAAGAGTTCGCACTGTTCTTATCAAGCCACCAGTTCTTAGGGTAGCAAAAGAAAGACCAAAAAGAGGCGAAGTTGCTTACAACATGGCTGCTCCTCACGGTATTGTCTTCCCAAGAATGGTTCTATCTTTTGATGGATACTTCACAGGTTATTCTCCAGAAGGCTATGCAATGTATAGTATGCCTACAAAGCCTGGGAGTAGTGGCTCTCCTATCATGAACATCAACAATGAAATCATTGGTAACATTTTTGCTGGTTATCGCTCAATGGAAAACATTGGTGTTGCCTCGCCTCTCCTGGCGATTAAGGTCTTCCTTCGAAACTCTGTTGCTAAAGCAGAGATGGAAGTCTGGCAGAAAATGAATAATAAGGCAGATAAAACAGATTCTTACATGATTAAAATGATGCAAAACCTACATAACAACTTACATGAATATTTTCACATAGGAAACGTCGAAGAAAAACAACAAGGAGGTTTTGAACCTCTGTAAATCCTAGGGGAATAAAATGCCCAACAATTACAAACCAGTAGTTGTTTCAGTTTACCGTAAGAAAGAGCCAGCCAAGAAGCCGGCTACCAAAGAACTCGTCCTAGAACTTCCCCTTGAAGAACAGCCTCTAAGCGTTGATGAGTCTAAAAATAACAAGGTTGTGAGAGGCATTGAAGTAGTAAATCTCTTTGGAGACGAAAAAATCTAATTTAGAATAGTATTTATAGAAGCATTAGGAGTCTTCTATGACCAAACTAGGAAATCAACCAAGTACCCCCTCTGAACAGAATAGCATTTCAGTTATCAGTCCCGTAGCTCATGCTAAGTTTACATTGTCTGGAGCGGGTACATCAAATGGCCCAATAACGTTAGCGTCGGGATCTGGAAACCCTACCACTATCCACCAATGTGGTAATAATGGAATTGATGAAGTTTATTTATGGTGTTTCGCTAGTGGATCTGTCAATACAAAAGTATATGTTGCTGTTGATGATGTATTAGTCCTAGCAAATGACATAACTTCCGAGGCTGGACTTGTACAAATATATCCTGGAGTTCCCCATAAAGGTTCTGCCATTACAGCATGGGCAAATATTGCTGGCACTATTAATATGATGGGTTATGTAATTAGGCATTACCCAATCGCAGATTACAATGCTGATTTAGGTTTTGATGGAACTGAATAAATGGAGACAACATTATGGCAAGAAGGAGAATACTTGGATCAGTAGATCCAACCAACGATAACTCAACACTTTTAAAAAAAGTGTCTGCTCTAGAAGTTCAGATGGCTAATGTTCAAAACCAGAGTGTTGGTGTCTTAAGCGAGTTTAATATCTCCTCCGATGGAGAAACTTTGGTGACTCAAAATAATAGTCTTTTTGTTTCTGGTTCCGCTAGTTATCTTTATCTAAATGGAACTGATGAACTTGGTCAATATTCGATTTATCGTTTAGACGTTAGAGATGGTGGCTTTTTTGTTGAAAAAGCCACTGATCCAAGGGATGATTAAAAAAGACTATTTTCCACACTATTTACTATACTTAATTTGTCTATTTTAGGAGGATATAAAATGGCAAGCCCACGAGTGAGAAGAATGAGAAAAGCTGCCAGAGTCGCAGCTAAAGCAGCTAAAGCCGCTGAGTCGGCACCGGCACCGGCTACTGCTGAAGTTAAAGCATCACCTGCACCCAAGGCAGAACCTAAAGCTGTAAAGAAAGCGAAAAAGACAAGTGCTAAGAAAAATAACTAAAAAATTTCTTCTGAATGAAGAATTTAAAGTTGATGCTGGGGCTTCTGTACAGGCTCTTTACGATATTGTATCAAGTATTAGAGTTACAAACAAAAGAGACTCGGGAAGAGTCCAACTAGCAAAAGAGCACATACGATCTATTAAACGTCATGTAAGATCTCTAAATGAGCGTGTAAGTGCCCTAGAAGAAGAACTAAAAGTACTAACAGAGGATAAGTAATGGGTGGCGTAGCTGGTCACATGGATCATCTCTATGAAAATAGGGATCTTACATTCGGTGAAATGAAGGAAATCCTTCAGGCTGCTGCTAATGGTGAACTGACTGCTGAAGAGAAAGTAGATGGTCAAAACCTATTTCTATCCTATTCTATTCCAGAGGGTAAGGCTAAGGGTGCCCGAAATAAAGGGAACCTTAAGGCTGGTGGATTAGATGCCGTGGGTCTGGCTCAGAAGTTCGCTGGACGTGGAGGACTAGAAAAAGCTTTTACTGGTGGTTTTGCTACTTTTGAAAAAGCAGTTGAAGCCTTATCAGATGAGGAAAAAGAAAGAATATTTGGACCCAATACGAACATCTGGTATAATGCCGAGGTCATGGACCCAGGTAACGCTAACGTTATCTTATATGACGACAAGACACTAAAAATCCACGATGTTGGTCACTTCGTTTTTGATCGAAACACAGGAGAACAGTCTCCTATCCCTAAAGGAACTTTAAGAACATTAGATAATGCCTTAGAGAGGATGGAGGCACAACTCCATGATGATGATTTTAATTTGGCTCGCCAAGCATTAATTGATATCAAAAAAATTGAAGATGATGGAAATGCTCTTAACAGAGTCATGACCCGCATACACGACGAAATGAGAAAAGAAGGACTAAACAATGATTCAACTGTTTTAGACTACACGTTTAAAAGATTGATGAACGGTATAGACTCCGAAATTTCTACTGACCTCAAAGAGGAAATAGTAAACTATCTTCTTAAGTTGCCAGGCAATATAGGGCTAAGAGCCCTAAAGAAAGGTTTAAGTCCCGAAGACCTAGGCGACCTAAATTCTATCATCTCCGCTAAAAAGTCCTTATTACAACAAGCTGTTGAGCCACTAGAGAACGCAATTCACGATTTTACAGTAGAGCTTCTTAAGGGGCTTAAAAGCATCTTCATAGCCGACAATGACAAAGAAGTCATGCGACTTAAGTCTGAATTAGCTAATGCTGTCAAGGAAATTACAGCCGTTGGTTCTGAGAATCCTGAAGCCATGGCGATTATGCAGCGACATCTCAATAAAATAAAGGACTTCTCTACAATTACTACTCCAGTTGAGGCGGTGGTCTTTGATTATAATGGACATACATACAAGTTTGCGGGCAACTTTGCTCCGCTAAATCAGATACTTGGGATGTTCCGCTACGGGAACCTAAAAAGAAGTACAAAAGAATCTCTAGTTGCTGACAAACCAATCATAACAGAGAAAGAAAATAATATTAAGGCAGATAGAGCTACAAAATTTGTTCTATCGCTTCCAAAATTTACACCTACTGAAAAGTGGGGTGATCCAGATTCCATGGAAAGAAAACAGATACAAAAGATTTTTGCTACTGTTTCTGGGGGAGCAAATATAGAAGCTCGGCTAGCCGATTTAAAAAGAAGAGTTTCTGAAGATATTAAGATGACATCTCCTCGTCGTATTATCAGTACTCTTATTATGTTAGAATCTTTGAGTGCTGTTATTAGAAGTTTTTCTGCTTCTGCTTCAGGTTTTGTATTTGAAGGATTTTTAGCTGCGCTTCTTGGCGGTAAACAAGAAGCTGAAGTGAGTGCTAAAGGTAATTTACCTATTCAAGATTTGATTGCTTTTTCTGATATCGGAGCAGAATATGAAGTACCAGTAAGTCTTAAATTGCTAAGAAAAAAGGGTGGTATCCATGGAAGTTATACTAATCTAATTGATTCACTAAACGAATTTCCTGATGGTATGATGTATATTGTCACTCGGAAATTGGGCGACGAAATTGCGATAGAACAATTTAAAATTACAAGAGACAATGTATTTGAACTTTTAACCGCAGGTCGTGGTCAAAAAGCTCAAGACGAACTTTTTGGTATTGGAACCAAACCAGCATCCACAACTTTATGGAATTTAAAAAGGAAAAAAACCTGGGAAGAAAAATACGCTATTTACCAAATGACTAATGGGTATAATGCTGTTCAAAGAGAGAAAGATTTAGCTAAAGCTCAGGCTGATCTTAAGCGAAGAGAAGAAGATGAAGCAGCCATGGCGTCACAAGGCGATCAAATAGTTACTCAGGAAGAAGGAAAACGAATCATAACTGTTGAAGAAAACAGGAAAATGATGGAACAATATTTATTAACTGAATCTAAGACTGGTGGTAAGCAATGGGTTATAAGTGCTGCGCAACTTCCTAAGTTCAATACTAAACTTTCCTTTTACAAAGAACTTGGAACACTACCAATTTCACCCGACAGAATTATTAAAATAGCTTCACAACATATGGACGCTCTGAGTAAATCTGTTGAAGACATTTTTCAATCTACAAAAGATTTGTCTGATAATATAGACAATTATTTTACTTATGGTGACAGAAGTCAGGCTATAGATGCTGGTACTAAAGCTATTAAAGATTCTGAGATTATCGCAAAAGAAATGACACAGCAAGTTTCACAAGATCGTGAAGCCCCAGCCCAAAGAAACGAATCATTAAATAACACCACTCAAGTCATTACTGAAAAAGAAGGTAAGCGTATAGCTCTATTCCCTGGTAAGTTTAAGCCGCCACATCGTGGTCACTTCGATTATGTGAATAAGATTGCTAAGCGCCCTGATGTTGATGAGGTGATTGTTTTAATTTCTCCCGTTGATTACCCAGAAGTAAGCAATGCGCAAAGTTTGCGCATATGGGAAGAATACCTTGAAAACGGTGAACCAAACATCACTGCTAAGATCGCTGACTATCGTAGTCCAGTTCAGGCAGTCTATGAATTTGTTGCTGATCCCGAGTCAGCCTCTGATGGAGATACGGTTCTTTTAGTTAAGAGTAGTAAGGATGTGGGGGATACTCGCTTTGACCGTGCGCAATCGTATGCTGAGCGTCATAACCCCGGTGTAAATGTAGAGGATATCGTTGAAGACCCTGTCCAATCTAAAGATGGCATTGTTTATAGTGCCCGTGACATGAGAAAAGCTATTGCTGATGGAGATAAGGAAACATTCCTATCTTATACCCCTCCCTCAATAGATGGTGACGCTCTTTGGGACTCTTTAGTGTCGCCCTCCAGAAGGTTGAATTCTTTTATCGATGATTCCATAGATGAAATATCTACCATGGCTGCGGGTGATGTATCTGGTGGAGGTGCTATTGGTTTTGGACCTCCTAACACTTACGATCCTTATAAAAAACGCTCAAAAACTAGCCGCCCAAAAGTTAGAAGAGCAAAACGTCAAAGACGGAGATAATTATAATACTATGACTATTGATAGAGAACAACTCATCGCTGAAGAACTTATCAGGGAACATGTCCGTAAAAGAATAGCTTTAAAGCTAGACCAGCAGAGGCTTGCTGAGGACAGAATAAGAAAAGTAGTTCGTCAATTAATTGAAGCTGAGACAGGTACAGAAGAAGCCAGCCGAAGCACTGGTATTAATGTCCTAGCTAATCTATTACAAAATATTATTCCAACAGTTGAAGATGATTACAAGATGTTGACTTCCTCAGAGGAACAAAGAGAATCTTTTAAAAACCATATTGTTCATGCTATAGAAAATTCTTTAAGACCTATTGAAGCTAATACACAGGGTGAAAGAAAGACAGAAAATATAGAGTATGAAATCGATGCTGATACTCTTCTAGAGAAGATTTCTATTGATCTTGATCCACAAGACGATGGCAAAGAGGCACAATCAATTGAGGGTGAGTTTATTGACATTGACGGTGATGGCGATTCAGACGATGATGATTTCATTGAACTTGAAGATCAAAATGAAACAGGTCGTAATTTTGCTCAAGCATCTTTTAAAAGAGTAGAAAAACAAATTGTAGATGCTTACGACATGCTAGCCGACGAGGAAGATAAGGATGTTTTCTACGACTACTTGATTACTAATATGCTTCTTTACTTTGATAAGTTTGAAGATGAGCTTCAGAATGAGCTATCTCCCGTTTCAACTCCAGAATATGAACAAGAAAAAGAAGACCCTACGGATGATACCGAAAAAGGGGTTGATATGGAATTAGATCTTTAATCATTTTTACCCTTAACGCTTTGTTAGGGTTCGTTATAATAGCTGCAAGCTGTTAAACAACGAAAAAAACTCTTTTCTACTTTTCTTACTTTTTCTAGCTTTATTAGAGCTTGATAGCTTGCTAGCATATATAGAAGGGTAAATAATTTGACAAGTTAGATTATATGGTGTATAAATATTCTAGAGGGGGTAACCGGAATCGATTGATAGGAAAATAGAAAAGGTGCAAGGGTGAGGGAAGCGTGGCTCACTAAAAACGCTTACAAATATAATCGCAAACGACGATTTTCAACTAGCACAAGCAGCTTAATAACCTGACTTGACTTGAGGCGACGGCAGCCAAAAAACAGAAAGCCGTATTTTGTCTTCTAAGTGCTTTTGATTATCTCAGCCATAATAAGATGATCTAGTCATGTGGGCTGTCTGACGAAAAAAACAGACCTAACCTTGTGAACGACCTCTCTGTGGAACTAGACAAGACGGGAGTTCAATTCTCCCTACCTCCACCAGCCGCCTTCGGGCGGCTTTTTTATTATCTTTAAGTATTAGGATGAAACTAATTATATAAACCCACTTTTTTAGGGAATGTATGAAAAAAACCATAATTTTAGATACTAATGTGTATCTTACAGAAGCAGGTTCTATTTTAGCTTTTGGTAAACACAATATTGCTATTCCAACAATCGTGCTGGACGAGATAGATAAACACAAGCACCGCCAAGATACTGCTGGTCTTAACGCTCGTACAATGAACAGAGTCTTAGATTCTTTGAGATCAAAAGGTAGTCTCATGGATGGGGTTGCTCTGGGTAGAGGTAAAGGGAAAATTTTTGCTGCTCATTATGATGCGTCTTTTCTGCCACCAGGAATGCAAGAAGATGACTCTGATAATAAAATTATTGCGATCGCTCTAAGATTAAAGGAAAAGGGGCATAATATAGCCGTTGTTTCTCGTGATCTAAATATGCGTGTCAAATGTGATGCTCATGGAATAGAGTGCTATGACTATCAAGCACAAAAAGCAATCAACTCAGTCGAGAATTTGTTCACAGGAACACAAGAAATAGAAACCGAGTATGGTGTTATTGATCGATTTTACACTGGCGAACCTTTTGTTTTAGAAGGGTATAAGAAAAAGCTTTACCCAAACCAGTTTCTTCTTTTAAAGGATGATTCAGTAAATAAATCAGCTATTTGTCGATATATGGGCGAGGGACAGCCACTTAAGAAAGTGAACAAGTACAAGAATATTTGGGGGATGTCCGCTAGAAACAAAGAGCAACAATATGCTATGGATTTATTGTTTGATCAAAATATTCATATAATGTCCTTGACGGGACCAGCGGGAACTGGTAAAACATTGTTAGCTACTGCTTGCGCTTTGGAACAAGTAATGAACACTACAAAAGCTAATGGAGGGTATGATAAATTAATTATCACAAGACCCGTTCAGCCCATGGGTCGTGATATTGGTTTTCTTCCTGGGACTTTAGAGGAAAAGATGATGCCATGGATTGCTCCCATTAGAGATAATCTAGAGCACTTGTTTGGAGATAGAACTGCTTTAGATCTACAGATAGAGCAAGGAACTATTGAAATTGAAGCCATGACCTATATAAGAGGAAGGTCAATAGCAAATGCCTTTATGATTGTTGATGAAGCTCAAAACTTAACAGCGCACGAATTAAAGACTATAATAACAAGAGTCGGACATGGCACAAAACTAGTCTTGACAGGAGATATTCAACAGATTGATAACTCCTATGTTGATTCAGTATCTAATGGTTTGACACATGCTGTTGAAAAGTTTAAAAACTATGATATTTCTGGTCACATAACTTTGACCAAAGGTGAAAGATCGGAACTAGCAACATTGGCTTCGGAGATATTGTGAGAGAGTACATCCTAGAGAAAGTAAAAGATACTACTCGTCATTTTAAGTTTGGTAGCGTGCCAGTATTTCAGCGGGATGAGTTACCAGACAACATAGACCCTCAGGCAGTGTTTAAATCTATTGAACAATTGATACCTAATAAATTTTTCCGAGGATTGAAAGGTGTAGAAATTGGACATCAAGAGATATTCGATAAACGTTCAGCTAATGCGTTGTATAAAGATGGCGTTTTTTATATTACACACCGGCAAGATAATGCCCCTGATCTAATTGATGATATAGTACATGAATTTGCTCATCATATCGAAGAGTTGTATCCTGAAGAAATTTATGGGGATCAAAAGATTAAGAAAGAATTCCTAAAAAAACGAGCAGAACTTGAATTTGAACTACGTTCAGAGGGTTATTGGACTCAAGAGTATGACTTTGATAATCTTAAATACAGTCTTGACTTAGACAATTTTCTATATAAACGTGTTGGTCCGAATTTACTAAAGATGATGACTGCTGGTATGTTTGTAAGACCATACGCTTCGGTATCTCTTCGAGAGTATTTTGGTACTGGCTTTGAAGAGTATTTTTTAGGCAGCAAACAAAAATTAAAGAAAATTAGCCCGGAACTATATAACAAGATTGACGAACTTGTTAACAACTAAGAAAGTGGTTATACATTGGCTGGAAAACACATCTCCTATTCGGAGTGGAAGAATTGGGTTATTTGCCCACACTACCACAAACTTACCTACATTGATAAAGTCAAGCAGTTTGAAGGAAATATTTACACTGCTTTTGGAAAGGCTTTACATACCCTATGTGAGGAAACTCTCACAAAGACTGAGCAGTATAGGTCTCAGGAAAAGATCACTACCCTGCTTAAGGAGCAGTTTGTAAAAGAACTCAAAGCCCTGCCGGCTGAAGAACAACAGAGAGCGGCTAATGAGTTTGATCTGCCTTTGTGGATGTCTCATGGCATTGAAATTATTCCCGATCTTTACCGCTCATTGGTAGAAAAATTTGGGAAGCTTGGCGAAGATTGGCACGTTCTAGCTGCTGAAGAATTTTTATACGAGCCCATCACAGAATTCACGGAAGCAGATAAAAAATTTAAAGGATTTATTGACCTTGTAGTTTATTCCAAAAAAGATGAAAAAGTTCACCTGATTGATTGGAAGACTTGCTCTTGGGGCTGGCGACGTGAGAAAAAGAATGATAAAATCATGGCATACCAGCTTGTATTATATAAGCATTTTTATTCTCAAAAATATGAAGTTGACCCTAAGGATGTTGAGTGTCACTTTGTTTTGCTCAAAAGGACAGCGAAACCTGGAAACAAAGTTGAGTTTGTGAGAGTGACCGCAGCCAAAAAAAGAACCACAGACGCATTAAAATCTTTAACAACTGCTCTTTACAATATAACCAAAGAGAGATATATTAAAAATAGAAATTCATGTACTAGCTGTAAGCATCGTCCAGGGACGTGCGAATTTTATAAAACAGAGTACTGTCAATGAGGAATATAAATTGGACAAAAAGCTAACAGTTCTAACCATAAGTGACCACCCATTGTTGCCGTCGGGGGTCGCCACTCAGACAAAGTATGTTATTGAAGCACTTCTTCGCAGTGGAAAGTTTAAGGTTATCTCCCTTGGGGGAGCAGTAAAACATCAAGATTACACGCCCAAAACTGTAGAGCCATACGGAGAAGACTGGGAAATCTTCCCAGTTGATGGCTACGGCAATGCCGCCTTGGTTAATGCTTTTATTAATGACAGAAAGCCAGACATTCTCTACTTTATGACAGACCCTCGATTTTATGAGTGGCTATGGGCTATTGATGATAATATCAGGGAGAATGTGCCTATGGTATATTATCATGTATGGGATAATTATCCATACCCTATTTTTAATCGAAAGTTTTATGAGGCTAATGATGCGATTGCTAGTATCTCAAAAGTTACTAGCGATATTGTCCAGACTGTCGCACCTACCGTGACGGAAGAGTATATTCCTCATGCGGTTGATTCCTCTATATTCAAAAAAAGACCGGCTGAAGAATTAAAGAGTTTGTATGATATCAATCCGGCTCTTAAAGATCGGTTTATTTTCTTTTGGAATAATCGAAACGCTCGCCGCAAACAAACTGGCAGTCTGGTTCATTGGTTTAGAGAATTTTTGGACCTGGAAGAAGTTGATAGAGATAAGGTTTGTCTCTTTATGCATACTGATCCTAACGATCCTCATGGACAACCCCTACATTATTTGGCAAAATCTTTCGGCTTCAAGGATGGTGAATTGATTATATCCACGCAAAAACTTCCCGCTGAGCAGTTGAGTTTCTTGTATAACGTTGCTGATTGTACAATTAACATTTCGGATGCCGAAGGTTTTGGCTTGGCAACGCTGGAATCTCTCTCTTGCGGAACGCCCATTATTGTTAATATGACAGGCGGACTCCAAGAACAAGTCACTGACGGTGAAAACATGTTTGGAATCGGCATCGCCCCAGCCTCAAAGGCAGTTATTGGTTCACAGCAAGTTCCTTTTATCTATGAAGATAGAATTTCTAAAGAATCTTTCCATGAAGCACTTTTGCGAATGTATGAAGCAACTCCTGAACAACGAGAAAAACTCGGTGCTGCTGGGAGGAAACATGTTGAAGAAAACTACAACTTTGAAAAATTTAATTCCCAATGGGTCAACTTTATGCTTAGAATAAATGAGGAATGTGGATCTTGGGATACACGAAAAAACTATAAAAATATTAAGGCGGTTCAACTATGACAACAACTCCAAGAGTCCTTATTGTGGGACCGGTATGTAATATTTCTGGTTATAGCGAACATGCGAGAACACTAGCAGACGCTTTTATAAACATGGGAGATCAGATAGATCTTTACATTCAAGAAACACAGTGGGCAGCATCCAGCCGGAGCCTCAAGTATTTTCAAAAGTACAAGAAGTACATAAATAAGACACAAGAATTATACCGCCGACATGTTGACCCGCAAGGCAATGTAAACCTTGCTGGATTGTACGACACTACATATCAGGTCAAGCCGCCGAACGAATTTGAAAGAATGTCAGAAAATGACATAGGAGTCACTGCCGCCCTAGAAACAACTTTTGCCCCTGAAGCGTGGATCTCTAAATGTAATTCTATGAACCGTATACTGGTATGCTCTGAGCACGCTAAGAAAAATCTTAAAAATACTAAGGGTGCCGATGGGGCTAAGATAACGACTCCCATCGATGTAATTCCTCATGGATATAGGCAAGAAGATAAGGAAGATATTTACTCTCAAATACAGCTTAGTACTAAGTTTAACTTTCTAACTGTTCTACAGATGGCACCTCGTAAAAACTTTGATTTGATGATTCAATGGTTTTTATCCGAATTTAAGGATGACCCTGAGGTGGGTTTAGTTATTAAGACACATTTACAAAATAACAGCACTTTGGACTATCACGCCACCAGGGACAGGCTTATTAATTTGCTAGACACAGTAGCTAAAGATCGTAAATGTAAAGTTTACCTAGTACACGGGAGCATGAGTGACTCTCAAGTACAGTCACTCTACGACCCCGAAGTAATTGATTGTTATATTTCAACAACACACGGAGAAGGCTTTGGGATACCTCTATTTCAGGCTGCCTGTAATAATATACCAATTATAACTACTAATTGGTCTGGACATTTGGATTTTTTAAGAGTTCCCGTAACATCTAAAAGTGGAAAGAAAAAGATAAAGAGTCACTTTATCAAAGTTGACTATACGATTGACAAGGTAAAACCCTATCACTTGATGCCAAACTTAATCACCCCAGAATGTGAGTGGGCTTACCCTAAAGAAGAATCATTTAAGAAAGCACTTCGGCAAATTAGAAAACCGGGAAGATACCTTGACTTTGATACTAGTGTGTTATCATCATATCTTCGTGAAAATCAAAACATTTCTAAAGTACATGAAAAGTATCAATCTTTTATAAAGAACAACCTTTCCTTGATTGATTATAAAGACGTGGACACAGGACTGTTGCCAAAAATATCTATTATCACATCTGTTTATGACGGTGATGATCACATAGAAGGTTTCCTGGAGGATATAACCCGCCAGACAATTTTCAAAGAAAAGTGCGAACTAATTCTGATTAATGCTAATTCTCCAGGGAATGAAGAAGAAGTTATAAACCAATACCTTAAGAAATTCCCAGACAATATTGTGTATAAAAGACTAGACAAGGACCCTGGAATCTATGGAGTCTGGAATATGGGAATTGAACTATCAACAGGGGAGTTTTTAACAAACGCTAATCTTGATGACCGCAAGAGTATCGATTCATTGGAATATCACGCTAAAACACTTTTTAGCAAAGAGGATGTAGATCTAGTTTATGCCGATTGTTATATAACGGATAAGCCTAATCAAAGATTCGAAGATCAAGATCCTACTTGGCGTAAACTTACTCCATTTGCCTTTACTGGAAAAGAGACACTTCTTAAAGGAAATTCTCCTCACAATAATCCTATGTGGCGAAAATCCCTTCACGATAAGCACGGTACTTTCAATGATGAATATTTTAGTGCTGGTGACTGGGAGATGTGGCTGAGGGCTGCCTTTGGTGGGTCTAAGTTCTTTTGTCTAAACAAGCTCCTAGGCTTGTATTATCTAAATCCTAAAGGTATCTCAACAAATAAAGAGACTGAAAAAAAGAAACAAAAGGAAGAATTTTCAATTTTCAAGAAATACCAAAAGGTTTTCTTACAGGGGTAAAATATGAAATTTGTAGTAACCGGTGGTCGAGGTTTTATCGGCAGCCATTTTGTAGAACTAGTTCTATCGAAAGGGCACACTGTTATAGATATTGATAAGTTGACTTATGCCTCCAACAAGACAGTCCCTTGGGATGAGAATGAAAACTATCAATTGATTGAGCAAGATATATCTACTATGACACATCTACCTCCGTGTGATGTTGTTGTTAATTTTGCTGCCGAATCTCATGTAGATAATTCTATTGAATCGCCCAAAGTTTTCTTTGACAGTAATGCTAGGGGGGTATTTAATTTGCTAGAGCTTGTCAGAGCAAAAGTCTACAATCCTCCTTTGTTTGTACAGATAAGTACTGACGAGGTTTATGGCGACACCCGAGACAAAAAGTTCTATGAAAAGGATATGCTTCTTCCGAGTAACCCCTATTCAGCAAGTAAAGCAGCAGGGGAAATGTTTGTATTTTCCCACAATAAGACATATGGTCTAGACTATTTGATAACACGTAGTTCTAATAATTATGGATCACGACAATACTCTGAAAAATTGATCCCTAAAATCATAGAGTGTTTAGAGAATAATACTAAAATTCCTATACATGGCGATGGTTCTTATATAAGAGACTGGGTCAGGGTTGAGGATAATGTTTCGGCGATCTATCACCTGATAATGAACGAGTATAAAAATGAAGTATTTAATATCGCTGCTGATAATCATTTGACAAATCTAGAGGTGGTCGAGCAAATTTGCTCCTGGTACGGCATTGATAATATTAAACCACACGTAAAATTTGTAAAAAATAGACTTGGTCAGGACATTAGATATTCTATAGATTCCGAAAAACTCACAGAAACAGGATTTAAAATACCTAAAAATCAAGGAATACTTAAATTTGTATAAAGGAAAACTCAATGTATCCAAACAAGAAAAATGAACTATCAGTACTAGCCAAACATTATGGCACAGACAAGGCGACAGATAACCGCACCAAAGATTTTAATTATTTAGATGTATATGATCTCTATTTTAATCGCTTTAGGGATCAGGAGATTAATATTTTAGAGATTGGAGTGAGAAAGGGTCCTTCGTTATCTGTTTGGAAAGAGTATTTTCCGAAGGCTAATATATTTGGCATCGACATAGATAGAGACTGCCTTTCATGCCAGGATGACCGGGTAAGTATTATTATTGGACCGCAAGAGCAAAAACCTACTATTGACAAAGTACTAGAATCCTGTAAACTAAAAACAGGACGTGATAAGTTTGATATTATAATTGATGATGGGTCACATATCAATAGTGATATTATAGATTCTCTTTCTTTTTTGTGGGATAGTTTAGAAGAAAAAGGGGTTTACATTATAGAAGATCTTTATAATAGTTATGGATTTCATTTGCCAGAGCGTGATTATCCAACTAAGACAAAGAGCCGTGCTATTGAGGGTAGTCCAAATATGGATTTTAATAACAGAAGAAAAGACTTTGATAATTTTTTGAAAGATATAATAACTAGCGTTGACGACAGTACCAGCAACACTCTGTCGGTTCATATTTGGGATGCTATTTGTGTTATTTTGAAAACCTGAACTAAGAATTGAAGATTATGAATAATTTTTGTACCTTAGCGGACAACAACTTCACAGAAAAAGTATTAGCTCTAAATGCTTCACTGAAGCGTCATCAGAGTGATTATACCTTACATCTATTGTGTGTGGATGATCAAATATTTGAAAAATGTAATGAACCTAATATTAAGAAATATAAACTAGCTGACCTACTAGAAGCAGACCCTGTTCTAAGGCAGGCGCAATCAAACCCTCCCTCAAGAGAGGCATTGATAAATACAGCAAACAATACTGGTGATGCTACTAGACTACAGTTTATGTGGTCTCTTGCCCCATATTTTACTTGGTGGTGTATGGAGAACTTACCAGTAGATGATGTATTATATATCGACTCAGACATATACTTCTTTCGTGATCTATCAAACCTCAGAAGGTCAGTAGAAGAATGTAGTGTAGGTATAGTCGAGCACAGGTGCTCGTACAACCCAGTGAATGGCAAATATAATGTTGGGATTGTTTATTTTAAAAACAACTTTGAAGGATACAAGGTATTAACGTGGTGGAAAAATTGCCTACTAAAGCCCGACAATGAATACGCAAAAACACACGGCACCTGTGGAGATCAAAAATATTTGGAAGTATTCGAAGAACTCACAGAGGAAGTAAAGATACTAGATTCAGATATAGGTCATCTAGCACCTTGGAATTTTATTTTCCATGAGTATACCACTGATGGAAAAATAAGATGGAGTAATTACACTCAAGATCTTCTGTATTGTCATTTTTCTAATTTTAAGCCAGATTACAAAAACAACTCTTATCAACTAGCACCCCGCCATGGATTTGTGAGTGCTCCTATGGGAACAGAAGTTCAAAGACACTTTATTAAACATATAGCCGATCAGTATTATAATGATCTTAAGGAAGCACATGAGAAAACCAAAAATAGCCTTCGGGATGATAGTATTTGAAGGAGATTATGTTCTACAAGAGTGCTTAGAACAAGTCTATCCTTATGCGACTCAGATATTAATAGCTGAGGGTCCAGTTAAATATTGGCAAGATAGAGGAAGAACCACCTCCACTGATCGAACAAATGAGATTTTAAATAATTTTCCTGACCCCGACAATAAAATACATATTGTTAGGGGGCAATATAGCGAAAAAGATGAACAGTGTAATGCTTATTTGACTCATCTTAGAGATGACATTGATTACTTGTGGAATCTTGATAGCGATGAACTTTATCTCCAGTCAGATATAGAAAAAATGATATCATTTCTTCAAGAAGTACAGCCCACAAGTGTAGGGGTTCGTAGTAAAAGTTTCTATGGAGGGTTTGACAACTATCTTACTGGTTTCGAGCTTAACAGAGATAACTTCTTGCGAATATTCAGAGTAACTCCAGGTAGTACTTGGTTGACGCACCGCCCACCAACTATAAGATACCCAGAAGACTTAAACATCTCTAGAAAACATATTGACAGCGAGACACTTTATAATACTACTGGTATAGAGATGTATCATTATTCGTATGTCTTCCCAAAACAAGTTAAGAATAAGATAGAATATTATAAAGCTAAAGTTAGCATGTCTAAGTGTATAGATGATTATTACAATAGGGTTTATGTTCCGTGGATGAACGCTGAACCTTTTGAAAGGTATCAGATAGAAAAACAATTTCAAGGAGTTCACGAGTTTAAGCCGGAGTACCGAGGTGAATGTTATACCGCTGATTTTGATGGGCAACACCCTGCTGCTATAGAGAAGAATATAGAGGCACTAATGGCTAGAATTAAAAGGGAGATGGAAAACCAATGAAAACAGCATGGTATGATGAGGAGCAGCTACCCAATTCAATGTTGAACGCTGGGTTTAAGCCACTGAAAGAATCAGATCACTTTACCGCCCTAGACGAATGTGTTAAACTTTCAGACGGAAAAACATTGCTTGATATTGGGTGTGGTGCTGCGGAAGTAGCACTAACTTATCCTGAGTGGGAATATACGGGCGCTGATTTACCACATATCATTAATGACGTTTCCAAAGTTTCTAGCCCTTCACAAAATTACATAGGATTCGATGCCAATGAAACTAGTTTTGAATTTGTTAAAGATCATGATTTGGTCTTGATGAATAGTTTCCTGAGTGAGGTGCCTGAGTGGTACACTATCCTTAATAAAATATTGATTCACGCTACTGGTGATGTCTTGATTCATCGTCAAGAGGTGACACGTGGCGAATCTCACCTTGACAATTACATTACATATGGTAACCTACCCACAGTAAAGACAGTCATAAACTATGAAGACATGGTAAACACATTTAAATTCAATGGTTTTAGTGTTGTGCGAGCTATTAGGTCTTTCCCATACGAAAGTAATCACAGAACATTTCTATTTCGAAAGGACCAATAATGAGGAGCGACTATATTGATTATAGTAATAAAGAACAAGTAAAAAACTCCTTAGAAGAGTTTTACGAAATCTATAAAAAAAGACCTGTTAATGACAATGAAGGGGGCATGAAGTCACCGCACTTGTTTAATACTTGGTATGCTCTTCGGCAATTGAAACCTAAGGTAGTTATCGAGAGCGGAGTATGGAAAGGACTAGGAACCTGGATAATCGAACAAGCAGTTCCAGAAGCAAAAATAATCTCAATTGATATAACATTCAGACACCTCGTGTATAAAAGCGATAAAGCACTGTATCTTGATAAAGATATGACATCATATGATTGGCAAAAGCTGTTTTCAGAGATGGAAGAAAATGAAGGAATTACAAGAGAAGATATAGTTTTGTTTCTTGATGATCACCAGAACTTTTTGGATCGGTTGGAGTATGTTCACTCTCTAGGTGTTAAACATATTTTATATGAGGATAATTATCCCTCCACTCAGGGTGATACATTTTCCCCTAAGAAAATTTTAGCATGTCGAGACTATGTGATGGATTATGCTGGTCGTCGGGAGCATCACAAATACTCTTACTTTGACTATCAAAGATTTGACGATAGGGTTGATGTCTATCAGGAGATGCCTCCGATATATAAGATACCAACTACTCGTTGGGGCGATGTGTGGGACGATGACATTTACGCCTCGCCAGAACCACTACTAGAGATGAATACAAGCGATAAATATCCTGTATATTTAACCGAAGCACCCTCGTACACATGGATTTGCTACATGGGACTAAAGCAATGATTCAGTTATTTAACATACCCTCTTATGTTATTGATACCTCTAATTTCTCTCACTTACTACATGGTGAAGTGGTAGAAGAATTTGAATCTAAATTTTGTGAATATGTAGGGGCAAAGTACGCTTGTTCTGTGAGTAGTGCCACTAATGCTATATTTTTGGCTTTCCTTAATAAAGGTATGACGATTAATGTCCCCTCTGTCATCCCTCCGGTCGTTTGTAATGGCTTGATCACTGGCGGAAACAAAGTAAACTTTACAGACAATACTGAGTGGGTTGGGGATTCATATATTCTTCATCAGTTCGAAGATTATAAAGTAATAGATTCAGCCCAAAAGGTACAACGGGATCAGTTTAAGAACGAAGCAGATGACAAAGACTTGATGATTTTTAGCTTTTACCCAACAAAGCCTATTGGATCGTGTGATGGGGGTATCATAGTCTCCAATGACTGGTCTAAAATACAAAGATTTAAAGAGTCAACTCTTAATGGTATGACGTTTTCTAAAGACAACTGGGACAGGAAGATAAAATTTCCCGGCTACAAGATGTACATGAATTCGGTTCAATCTCAAATCGCATTGAATAATCTAGAGAAACTAGATGATAAAAACAATAAACTTTTACAGATAAGGGACTTTTATAACGACCGTTTGGGGGCTCAAAATACTAGTAACCATTTGTATCGCATAAATGTAAAAAATAGAGATAAGTTCATAGAGGATATGAAACAAGTAGACATTCAGACAGGTATCCACTATGCTGCTCTACATGAAAATCCAGTTTATAACACCAAGTTGCGAAACTTACCAAAATCTACACTTGAAGGTAAGACAACTGTTTCACTGCCTTTTCATGAAATGTTGACCGAAGAAGAATTAAACACTGTTGTCGAGAGGGTACAAAAATATGCGATTAGAAGTTAAGAAAAACCCTACAGGATTTTTGATACCCTTTGACATATCTCAAATACCGTTTAATCCTAAGAGGTCTTTTTTTGTTAAAAACAACCAAGCTAATGATATCCGAGGTAGACATGCCCACCAAGGAGAGGAACACTTTTTAATTTGCTTAAATGGCTCTGTTAATGTTTCAAAGGAAGATAAAAGTGGCATAGAAAAGTTCACTATGGAACAGGGAGACACGTATTACCAAAAAGAGTTGGAATGGCTGACGTTGGAATATTTAGAGGCTAATACTTGTTTGTTGGTATTTGCTGATGCTTTATATGATGAATCAAATTATATTAGAGACTATGAAGAGTATAAAAACATTTTAAAGGGTCAAAAATGATTAGTTGTGCTGTGGTTGGAAATTCTCCAATTATACTAGAAAAAGAGTTTGGTAATGACATTGATTCCCACGACGTGGTAATAAGGTTTAATATTGCTGAGACTGAGGGTTATGAAAAACATGTAGGGTCAAAAAGAAACATTAGGTTTATGAATTGTCATCCCATATTGTGCGCCATTGACCCGAATCACTTAGCAAACCACACACAGTTTTTCCCAGAGTATAATAATCAGTATGTTAGAGAATTAACAAATGAAACCATTTGGTTGAAATCTTTGTCAAACTTTAATGATAGTGTCGAACTTTATAGAGATATGACTCTTAACAAGGGAAATAAGATAAAGCACATATCCGATGAATGGTTGACAGCCCATAGGAATATACTTGGAGGTGATCCAACAATGGGTTATCTAGGCATACAGTATGCTTTAGAAAATTTCGACAAAGTTAGTTGTTATGGTTTTTCTTTTTTTCAAGACCCTTCAAAATTTCATTACTTTGAGAGTGTAATACCTTACCAACAAAATCATCGTAAAGATGATGAAGAAAGAATAGTCCGGGAACTACACCTACAGGGTAAAATATCTCTTTTTGAATAATACTAAACACTTCCATAGAGACACGCTACAATGTGATATAAGTATTGGTCTTAGACAATGAAAAAATGTGTTGTTATTTTAGCTAGGGGTGGGAGCAAGAGCATTCCCCGAAAAAACCTAATTAAAATAAATAGCAAGCCACTTATATCTTATCCCATAGAGGCAGCTTTTCAGGCTGGATATGAAAATGTGTGGGTCTCTACAGAGGATGAAGAAATAGCAAAAGTCTCTAAGTCCTACGGTGCTCAGATTCACAATAGACCTGTTGAGTTAGCGGGAGATTTATCGACCGATATAGATTGTTTTATTGATTTTGTTTCTCAGCACGAGGGATATGATTATGTCATTCACCTTCGAGCAACTTCACCGCAAATCAATTCAATCATTATTGAAGAGGCTGTAGAATTATTTGAAACAAACTATGAGAAAGTAGACTCTTTAAGGTCAATAACTAAAGCATCTAATTCACCATTTAAGACATGGTTTGTAGATCCAGAAGGTCTACTAGAGCCAGTAGTTAAGGGAGGGGGTAACTTTCATTCACTCCCTCGTCAAATACTTCGCCCAGCATATTCTCAAAATGCGTGTATTGATATTGTAAAGACCAGTACTATAATGAATAAGAGGTGTATGGTTGGAGATAAGTGTATACCGTATCATATGGATACAGACTATAACATTGATATTGATACAAATGATGACCTATTACAAGCTAAAATAAAACTGGAGAACTTATAATGTTTTTTATCTTAGAAATGGCAAACAACCACCAAGGTAGTGTTAGTCATGCTAAAGCCATTATTGATGACTTTGAGCAAGTAACAAAAGAATATGATTTAAACGTAGGACTGAAAGTTCAATTTAGAAACCTAGACACGTTTATACACCCAGACTATAAACAGTCTGATTTGAAATATGTCAAAAGGTTTAATGAGACTCGTCTGGAAGTGGAAGACTTTAGAGAAATCTTAAATTATGCTAAGACCAAGGGCATGAAAACCGTTGCTACTCCCTTTGACAACGAGTCATTAAGTCTTTTTGATGAACTGGATGTAGATATTTTAAAGATTGCTAGCTGCTCATCTGATGACTGGCCTTTACTTAGGGCTGTGGCTAAAGTTCAAAGAAAAATAATCTTCTCTACTGCTGGAGCAGATATTCCTAACCTTCAAAGGGTCTATAATCTTTTTAAATCAAACAATAGAGATTTTGCTTTCATGCACTGTGTTGCTGATTATCCTACATCATCTAAACACGCAGATCTAGCTAGGATTAATGTCTTGAAGGAGAATTTTCCTGACATTGAGATTGGTTTTTCTACTCATGAGTCGCCAGATGAGGAATCACTTGCTCCTTATGCTAGTGCTATGGGGTGTACTATTTTTGAAAAGCACATAGGCAAAGAAACTGATTCAATTAGTCTAAACGCATATTCATGTACAAAAGACCAATATGAGGAAATGATAAAAAGTCTTCTTAGGTTTCAAGAGGCGTATGAGGGAAAATCCACCACACAAAAAGAGGCTCTAAGAAATCTAAAAAGAGGAATTTATGTGAACAAAGATTTAACTGTTGGACATACAATTTCTGAGGAAGATCTTTTTTACGCAATGCCATGCCAAAAGGGGCAACTAGATGTATCACAAATTGATTCTGTGTTGGGGTCTACAGTAACTGAAGAAGTGCTCACCAACCAGTCATTGATGGAAAGTTATTTTAACTTCACCATGACCGATCAAGTAAAGCCAATTTGTGATGCCGTCAAGAATATCTTAGAAAAAACAAGTGTTCATATTACTCCTAGAGATAAATGTGAAATATCCTGCCATTACGGTATCGAGAATTTTGAAAACTATGGTGCTTTCATTATTGACAAGGTAAACAGAGAATACTGTAAAAAGATTATTGTTATGTTGCCAAATCAAAAACACCCAGAACACTACCATATTCGGAAAGAGGAAACATTTGAATTAATTCATGGTGATTGTCTGCTCTTAATTAAAGGTAAGGTGATTGAACTAAAGCCCGGAGAACCATTTTTGATTGCTAGGAATGTCCCTCATGCTTTTAAAACCAGAGGTGGTTGTGTCATCGAGGAGGTTTCAACAACTCACCATAAGGGCGACTCTATTTATACTGATCCCACAATTCTACGAAAGTCTGTAGACGAGAGAAAAGTAAAGTGTAAATTGGAGCAGTAACATGGATGTACAACAAATCATAGAAGAGGTAAATAAAACAGGAATATTTGTTGTAAAAGACTTCCTAAAAAACAAGAAACCAGTGGTAGATGAGTTTGACACTATCTTTTCGCATATACCTGATAGAAGTCAAGCCTACTTGAATAGGGCTAATAGTTTAGATCTTGAACCCCCAGGATCTTATGAGTTGGGCAAACATTTAAGAGTTCAACCAGCAGCCTACTCAAATATCCCACAGATTTATAGTACTTTTCAAAATCAGGATTTGATAAATATTACTAATGGATGTCTGGGTCAAAATACTTACGGTATGCAGATATTTATGTCAACCGAGTACAACCCGATTACTGATAAAGAAAAGTATCCTCGTAATGCTTTGTTACATTTTGATCCATATGAATCGCTTAAGTTTATTCTTTATCTAACAGATACAGATAAAACTAATGGGGCTTTTCATGCTATACCTGGCAGCCGAGATGAGGGCAAGAGATATAGAACAGAAAAAATGAACATCCAAGATATGTCAGGTTGGAATAATGGATATAGGCATCAACCATCAGATTACGATGAAAGCCCTAAGTATTGCCAGGAGGATGCTGTAACTTATGGTGGAAATATTGGTGACCTCATTATTGTACATACAGACATTCTGCATTATGGTAGTATTATACTAGAAGAAAATAAACAAAGAAAGGTGGTTCTGTTACACTGCAGACCACATTAATTTAGAGGTCAAAATGGCACACATATTTAAACATCCTACCGAGACGAGTAAGGGCATAATTGTTTTGACTCATCTTGAGGCGAATTGGATTTCCACAAACATACACGCCCGAGAAAAACTACACAAGATTACAGAAGACTATTTTGTTGGAGTTCATTATGGTGGCTTTTCAAAGGGTTCTAATCTTACAGCCCCATATTCATTTTATATGGGTTTACCATCTGTAGTAGATATTAGCGATCGTAACCCTAACATGTTCCATATACCTTTAGCTAGTGGTAATTTTACTTCTTCAAAGTTCCATAAGAACGAAAAGGCTCAAAAGTATTGGGATATTATTAACGTCTCTAGGAACGGAAATGTTAAAAAGCTTCAAACGTTTATGAGGGAAGTTAAAAAAATATATGATTTAGGTTACGAGTATAATATTTTACTGGTATGTGCTTCAAGAGAGGAAGAGACAGAGCAAGATCATTTTATCGACATTGCCGATGTATACTACAACCACTTCAGCGACAAGGAAAGGGATATGTTTACCTTACTTCGTCTAGGTAAAGATTTAGAGTTTAAAGGGTTAAGTAAAAAACAATTAGCCTTCTTCTACCAGTCATCAAAAGTTAATACCTTGTTTTCTGAAATGGAAGGATTCCCAGGAGTAATACCTGAGGGAATGTTGTGTGGTCTGCCTACAGTTATTTGGTCAAATCAACATGGTAGCGCAAGAGATTTTCTTACGCCTAAAAACTCTGTGCTGTTTGATTCATATGATGAGGCTCATAAGTCACTCATATATGCTGTCGAGAATTATCAAAGTTTTGAGCCGGACAAGACTCCACAAGCAGAATTGTTAAAAGAAGAGTCATCGCTTCTTCTTTTAAAAAACTATTTTTCCAATCTATATGCTGTTCATGGTCAAGTTTTCGACGGTCAGTTGATAAATACCGATGATCTTGTTAGTAGAGTGCCGGCACACTATGTAAACTTGCCATGGGTCCCTAGTCGTCATGGTCATGGTCATGTCAACGACATGGACAGGTTTTTAGTTTTCTGTGACAATTTAAGGAGTCCGACCCATGAATAAAAAAGTTTTGTTTGTTGTAGCTCATCCTGATGATGAATCTTTGTGGATTGGTGGCATTTTAAGTCTGCTTAGTCAAACAGAGGGCGTAGATGTTAGTGTTTTGTGTATGACTGGGGGATTAGATCCCGAGAGGTCTTCCTCTTTCAGGAAAGTCATGGACATTTTAAATATTTCTTCATGGCATCATACTCAAAATGAACTTGTGAAAGTAGGTGGAGTATTAATAGATTCTGCTGAACAAGTGCTGAGTCAGGGCTTGGTTAATTTGGGGTCCTTAGATTATGATATGATAATTACTCATTCATTTTACGGCGACGAGCATCTCCATGTTCAGCATAAACAGTTATACAGTGTGGTTAGATCATATTGTACTAATAACAATATACCTTTTTCTTACTTCTCTTTTATGACAATTCCTTATTTTGCCATGACTACAAATCAAACCTCGGCAAAAAGAATCCATAAAACCCATTTAGTTAATGATATGAACTGTCATGCTCTGGAAGGAATCCAATACGGTATAAAAGTACCGCATAAGTATTACCAATATAAGGTAAATTCAGAACTAAAAGATATGCTATTACAGTGTTACACTAGTATCAATCTTGAGGAGCATCAACGAGGGTATTACGCTTGGGATAGTAGTATCGAAGGGTTTTATACTGAAGAAGAAGCGGCATCTGAAGTATTTGATCAGATTAATAAGACTTTTTTAGTTCCAGCAGAAGCTAGTTGTTTTTAAGGAGTTGTGTAGGTGAATATATTAATTACTGGCGCTGCCGGTTTCCTAGGGAGAGAACTAGTTTCTCATCTGTTGAAATTGGGTCATTCAGTGGTCGGATTAGCTCATTCTGAGTCTCGTTATCAAGAAATTTCTTTTTCTGAAAATAGTGAACGGTTACATGTTTATAACCTTGATATTTCTAATACTAAAAGTCGAATTTGTCAAATAGTTAAAAATCATAGTATTGATTTTATAATTCATACAGCAGCAATGAAGCATGTGAGAATATGTGAGGATAATCCTACCCGAGCTATAGAAGTGAATGTTCTGGGGACTAAGAATATTATCGATGCTGCCATAGAAAATAATGTTAAAAACGTAATTGGCATAAGTACAGACAAGGCTACTAACCCTTCTTGTGTTTACGGGGTTACAAAATATTTAACAGAGAAAATATTACTGGAACATGGATTTTCTGTTTTTCAAGGAGTTAACTTCTTTTTCTCAACGGGTAGCGTTTTGGATATCTGGGACAAACAAAGAACTCAAAATAAGCCAATTTCTGTAAGCGATAGAAATATGGTTAGATATTTTGTCCCTGTGAGCGACGTGGTAGAAAAAATAACCTCTTCTCTAGGCACTACTGATGACTATATTTTTAACGAAAAGTGTTATAGAGTAAGCCTACACGACCTTTATCAGGCGTATAGAGAATATCACTCATACTTTGAGCAAATAAAATACGATGACATTTCTCAGGAAAAACAAGAGGAAGAATTATTTTATAATATTGAGATAGAAAATCCAAATATTGAACAAATTAAATTAATGATAGATGATTTCTATCAAAGGAGAAAGTCGTCATGGCTATTGAAGTAGAAGACTTGAGTCTCATACAGAAATTAAGAAGCGAGAACCCTGGGGGAAATTCGTGTGCAATTCTTGGAGATTGTAACATAAGTGGCTACTCCTCTCTGGAAAAATTTGGTAGTGATTTAGGGTTTGACAAGGTACATACTTTTGACGTGGTTGGGAATCCAACTCACAAAATAAACCTAAACGAAAAAATCCCAGAAAACCTAAAGGGGTCATACGATTGGGTGATAGATTCAGGCACATTGTATTGTTGTTTCGATATCGCCACTGTTTGGGAAAATATCATTAACCTTCTAAAGGAAGATGGTAAAGTTTTACATACTTCAAATATTTCTGGATTCTATGGTCGTGGTTTTTATTCTTTGAGCCCCGCTCTTTTTAGAGATTTTTATAACGCAAATGGGTTCAATATACTGTATAGTGCCACTAAGACTAGACTATCCAGAATTTGGCAAGAATATTCTTCTAATAATACATATTTAAAATTTTCTTCGCCAAACAGCCTAGACTTTCAGGAACAAGCAGGCTCTTATCATCCTACTATCCCAAATGATGCTCTGATGGCTTGTTTCGCCAAGAGGGTAGAAAAACGACAATTTACCAAGCCCCTTCCGCAGCACTTTATGAATACGGATGGAAAATAATGATTATCTATGTAGACATAGATGAGACAATATGTGAGCACCCAAATGGTTCTGCGGATAAGCCAAAAGATTATAGCCAGGCTGTTCCTATTAGAGAAAATATCTCTAAAATAAACTCACTATACAATAAGGGACATGAGATTGTCTACTGGACAGCCAGGGGTTCTAAGACAGGTCTAGATTGGGAAGAATTAACTAAACAACAACTTGAAGAATGGGGTGCGTTAAATAATGGTATCTTTGTTGGAAAACCATACTATGACCTCTTTATATGTGATAAAGCTATTAATTCTAGAGAATTCTTTTTTCTAGAGGAAAACAAAGGAGAATAAAATGAAACTTTCAACTCAAGCGATTGGGGCACTGCTGATGACGCTTCAGAAGTGTCTAGCAGAAGAAACAGACATTACTGAGCTTTTGTCTGATTGGAATCTAGATGTAGACGACGCTGGTAATATTGTTGTGATGAACCCACCAAGCGTAAAAACACAGGTTTTTGAAACAGAATAATGCCTTTATATTCTTATGACTGTTTAGATTGTAAGCTGAACGTAGATATTCGACATGCTTACGGAGCTAAAAATGTTCAATGTCCAAGTTGTAAGTCTGAGAATTTAAAGAAAAATCTTTCTAAGGTTTTACAAACAGTAAAAAAATGTTATAATATCAAAGATCAAGCTGGAACTGAAGTTCGTAAAGCTATTGAAGAGGGGCGTGAAGAAATTCAATCTTTTAAGAAAAAGCAAAAGAAAAGAATTTACAAAAAATAATGATTTTAGAAATACTATTAGCCGCAGGTCTTGTTTCATCTTTAGTTGTTAATCTGGTGTTCGTCTGGTACACTAGAAATCTTTTAAATTATCTTGAAATGACAAATGATGAAACTAGGTCAATACTGTCTTCGATGGCATCTTACGAGACACACCTTACAGAAGTGTACAATAAAGACGTCTTCTATGGGGAACCAATCTTAGAAAAGTTGCTTAATCATACTTCTGAGATGGCAGACGAGATCCAGCAGTTCTTGGAAATTAACGAACAACTTACGACTGAGAATCCTGATGCCTAGAAAAAAGAAAAAGAATAATTATTACTTTACAGAAATCACAGAGAAAGCAATAGTTGACTACTGTAATACGGATAGTTTGTCGGAAAGATCACAACTTTACATAGAACATATCCAGCCTGCTTTTGATGAACTAGTAAATAAAATTGTTTACACCTATAAGTTCACGTCTCTAGAGAATATAGAATATCATAAGGACGATTGTAAGATTTGGCTCACAACTATTCTAGGCAAGTTCGACCCCTCCCAAGGTAAGAAAGCTTTTTCATATTTCTCAGTTGTAACAAAGAACTGGTTCACCCACAAGGCTAAAAAACAAACTAAGAAAAATCGTCGTGAAGTTAATTACGATGAAATGGTCCGAGAGGTAGAAGCAGTATCATCAAGTTCTGAAAGTAATTTGATGGATGAGATTGAAGAAAGAGAGTTTTGGAACTCACTGTTAACCGAAATTAACAGTTGGCAAAAATTAAAATTAAAACCAAACGAACAGAAAGTTTTGGACGCCGTACTGACTTTGATGGAAAATATAGAGCAGATAGAAATTTTTAATAAAAAAGCAGTGTATTTGTATATGAGAGAGATTACTGGTCTTAATACAAAGCAGATTGTTAGCGCCTTGAATAAAATGAGAGAAAGATACAGGACGTTCAAGAAAAAATGGAACGAGGGAGAAATTACCTAGCATCCTATTTATGGTATGAAAAAAGATCTTAACTCCTTAATTGAACAAGCCCTAGATAACATTAACAGGGACCGACAAGAAACAGAACTCCTTTTAGACAATTTAAAGGAGTACATGAGCGTCGCCAAAGAGCGTTATTCTGATTCTGGTGCTACGGCTGCCAAATTTGTAGAAACACTACAAAGAAGCAACGAGCAGTTGGTTAAACTAGCAACACTAGTTTACAAAAAAGATCAAGTAAATCATCAAGCTGGATTATCCGAAGATGATAAGAAACAATTATTTGATATCATAAAGGAGGAATAGTATGGCTGACGGAGCCAAGCCTGCGGGCGACATCCTCACTAAAGAAAAAGCAGAGAGGTTTCTAGAGAGCGAAGTAGTTAACGAAAGCACTCAGACCCCAGCATGGGACCTTGAGCGTTCCACACCTTTAGGCACTCTAAAGAACATGATTCGTCTCCACCACACGGCGAATACCTCAAAAGATAAAAATATTGTCCTAGCTCAGATTCTTAAAGTTGAAGAAGGTTATGAACCTTTTTATGTTCTTGCTGAGGGTCAAGACACACAAAACAAATCTCAACTAGTAAGATTTCGTGTTTTAAGTGACAGAAGACATTACTGGATTCCTGAACCCAGAAATTCTCAAGATGAGGAGCGTATCAGTCTTCATCCTTTAGCAAAGCATGATATACCTGTTGGTGAAAGTGCTTCCCCACTTCAGTCTGGGGACATAGTAGACGTACAAATAAAAGATACTCAAGGTCAATATTCTAGCTATCTCGATACGGCAGTAATATTAGGCAGGTCAGGACACATGAACAGTCTAGGAGACTTCATTGAAGGTCGGAGGTGTACAAATATGTCATTACCTCCTTTGCCCAAAGATTCTAACGTTGATAATATAGCCCAGGACCCATGTTTGATTGTTGGTAATATGGCTGATTTTAACTTAAATAAAATAAAAAAAGAAGCCATATCACAAAACAAGAAAATTACATTCCCCAGATATCCTGTCGATGCTCCATATAAAGTTAACTCGCCATGGGGCAAAATAAGAAAACAAGCACACTATAGAAGACCCCAGCCACACCTGGGCACAGATTATGAATGTTCAATCGGGGATGCTATAATGGCACCTTTGGATGGTGTAGTGGTGTGGGCTTCGCCCCTTTCTGGTTATGGCAATACAATTGTCCTTAAACACACTAGATATTCTTTGGAGATTAATGGCGATCCAGTGGTGTTCTATACTCTATTCGCACACTTGGGCACAGATTCACATAGGGGTATCACCGTAAAAAAAGACCAGCGGGTTGTTCGTGGTCAGACAATAGGAAGTGGAGGAAACAGCGGAGTCAAGACAAAACAACCTGGAAGAGACGGTTCCCACCTACATTTTGAATACTTAGTAGACTCTTCGGGAATAGCAACGACGAATCAAATGCTTGCCAAGGGAAATAAAAGGAAAGTAAGCAAAGATCCTGAAACAGAGTTTTTTAGAAGGGCTTTCTTCGAGAGGGCATCAGATGCCGGCAATCCAGAAGCTCAAGAACGAGACCGAAAAGCACGAGAAATGCCGGATATTGATTTACCATAAGGGAAAGATAAAATAAATGACAGAGGCAAAAACAAACCCAGATACAAGAGCGGGTAAAAAGAACGAAGAACTAAAAAGCCAAGGCGCTGTTGCCGTTGCTAACGCTCGTAAGACTGGAATTAATAACAATCAGTCTTTATCTCCTAACCCTACACTTAATGATGCTCCCGCTGAAACGTTAATAAGAGGCAAAGAAAACACTTTTATTATCATGGGTCGAGACCGACCCAGATCAAAAACCTCAGGAGAAGGAGCCAAGCCTACAACACACGTAGGGTGTATTCAAATTGTAGCAGGGCTGGGTGGGATGATGGCTGCTGAAACCGACGCCGCCGGCGAGCGAGTAGTCATGAACCCAAACCCTCATTTGGACGCTGCTAAGATTTATATAACTCAACGTTGTACAGATATTGACTCAAAAGAGTATTTTCACTTAGCCAAGGGAAGGGTTGGGCATTTAACTGGAAGGTCTGCTATTGCTATCAAGGCAGACTCCGTTAGGGTTATTGGTAGGGAAGGCATAAAGCTAGTAACCAGTTCAGACACACGCAGTGGTGCGTCTGGTTTAAATATCGCCCACAATATTCAAGGGATAGACCTTATTGCTGGTAATGATGACGCTGGGTTACAGCCCATGGTAAAGGGTGACGATTTGGCAAAAGTTTTAGATAATCTTTTAGAGTTGATTAAAGATATACACTCGTCAGTATCATTTGCCCTAGAAATTCAAACAGCGCAAATTGGTGCTTTCACAGATCCGACGGGTGCCAGCGCAGCCAAGCTAGGACTCTTGTTGAGTCAGATTCCATTGGAAGTTTCCAACCTAGCTTGCCAAGAACGAAATTTTGCTTTTCACAAAATGAATTATAGTTCGGATAACCCTTTCGCTAAGTATAATTTTCGCAGCAAATATAATAACGTAAACTAGGTATTTTATGTCTATAACCACACGTCAAAAACAAATAGTAAACCCTTTTGCTAGCGGGTATGACTACGAGAGCCGTAGGAATCGGTTTGTAATCGACGCTATACATGAAAGATATCTATATTTTTTCTCGTACCCTGAAGTAGGAGAAGTGTTAAATGTTTCTCCCAGCGACAATATAGAAAACCCCGAAGTAACAATCAATGATCTGAATGCATATTTTACTTTGTACCCACAAAACGGACAAGTAGTAAACGACAAAGCAGAGGAATTGAGTTATGACTCCCAGATCAATAGTCTTCGCAATCTAGCTTTACAATTAAGATCCAGAGGTTACCTAGAAAAGTACTCTTCAAAAACCTCAGAGATTTCTTATCAGGAGAGTTTTGTCAATGATCAAGAAGTTGCTAATCTGGTAGCTATCCCTCCAGCCCATTCAAAGGTCTACAAGGACAAGTTAAGACAAGCCTTTTCTTTACCAAAATATCAATATAATGACGACCCTAGTTTAAGTAACATTCCTTTTACTCCACAAGTTAATAGCTATATGGTTTCAAATACCAATGTTGATATATTTGACTGGAGAAATAATTGCTTACCAGGATCAAATCACAACGTTTATTATAACAGTGTAGACGAACAATACTATTACACTGCTAGAACTGATGAAGCTGATATTGATTACATGGGTGGTTATGACTTTAATACCCTTCGAGTCCAGTCCATTACTGGTAGTGCTGTTCCTACGTGGGAAGAGACATCTCAAGCTGGCAAACAACTCTATACCGAGTTAGTTTCAAATGCGCTTAGAGAAATACTGTTAGCTACAGGAAAGAATTCGGAAGAAAACTATTCCACTATTACAGAAAAATACCTACCTCCCTCTAGATTTAGGCTTTATAATAACTTTGATACTCGTCCTGGCTCACGATGGACTTATGCTGTTAAAATTGATGCTGAAGATGTTGAGAGACTACCTCAAGCTGATAGCACCGCCCCCTCTAGGGAAGAGGTAGAACTCACCCCGCTACAAAAAGCTCGAATATTAACAGGTTATAGCCGCCAACAAGGTAGTGACGTATTCAATAGAAGCACAAGAAGTGTTTCATTTGTGGTTAATGACATGCTCCGATACATAGCTGCTACCAGGGAAGTTATTAAAGATTACGACGCCAGGGTGGCGGTCATGGGAATAAGAGACTTTATTGGTGGAGTAGACTTTAATAGAGAAGTTGACAACTTAAGAAGCTTCTTTAGTCTTTTATCTTTATTTTACAATTATAATAAAGTAGCTTTAACAGACGATGATCGTGTTGAAATGTTTTTTACGGACGACTATCAATTAGATCACGTTGTTATTAATGGAACCTTTTATTATCAAGGAACTGGAACTCGCACATACCTTAATGTCGATACCGAGTATGCTCGTGTCTTGAGCGCATTTCTTATATTTAGCCCAACTACTTTTTCCTTGATAGAGAATAGTAAAAAAATATATGAAATGGCTAAGATAACACCAACGCAAGACAGACCAGATGTCTTGAACTTCATGTCTGATTATGTATATCCTAAGCCAGATCTAGAAAAAATAAAAGAACAACAAGCACTCAAAGTCCAAACGGAGAAAGAACAGAAAATAAGAAGAGATAAAGTTTTTGAATCATTTAAACGGATTACGCAAGGCAATCCTAGGGATTTTGAGGTTCTCTATTCTAATCGACCCTTAAGGTATAGTATTAATTCTACCTTACAAAACATGGACTGCGATTCAGGTCAGGCTGCAGCTATCGGATATGCCTTAAAGTTTTGGCAAGCAGCTATGGGAAAGACAAAACTACAATCTGTAATTAGGCAAACGATTATCCTCTTAAGAGATGAAGTGGTAGATGATGAACTTACAAAACGAAGGCTCACTCAATCCCTTCAATATGTTGAAGATCCCAGAGGAGCTAATTCAGCGATTAGGCGAGATGTTAATAATTATGTGAATCAACAGATAGCATGTTCGTTGGATGTCTTGGGTGATTTTCTAGAGAATCAGTTTCTAGATCCGCTGGGCTTGCCGCCATCCGCTGCTTCCTTGTCCGTAACATCGATTGATGTCATCCCTGCTATCGATTTTAAAAAGTGCGAGATGGTTGGATTAAAACCCACACAATCAAAAATTTATCAAAAGATGCTAGAAGTCGTACTCATGAATTGGCTTAAATCTCTTGTTGCTGGATTGGCAAAAGACTTTATTCGTGCGCTACTGGGGTGTGGTCCAGAGGATGATGAAATCGAATTGGCTAACGCATTTAGAAAGGAGGATTACGGCTTTGTTAATCTTTTAGATTATCTTGATGCTGTAGACCTTGTGGAGATAGCAGAAAGAGTAGGACTTAAAGATTCTTCTACCACCCCTCCAAAAGAAGTGGACCTAGAACAGATAACAGCTTTTGTTGAGGATGTGTCCTATATGGTAACCCCTGTTGAATTACAGCAGCTTTTAACTGGTGATGCGTCACATGATCTAATACTTCACATTCATGAGACTATTACTGGAGATCAAATTATTGAAATTACAGAGCCCGAAATAATTGATCCCGACGACGAGGAGATAATACTCTTCAGAAGAACACGAGGTTTGGATGGAAATGAACAAATAACTATAAAAGTTGTTGACACCATTAATCCCAATGTATATAACTCTATCAACTTTACTATGGATAATATAAGGTTATTCTTCTTGTCTGTTGGTGCTGCCATGCAGGATGCTTTAGATGGTTTGGGAGAGGCAGGATTTGGTTCGCCTTTGGAAGCTTTCTGTAGTAAAAAAGACGGCTTTGTAAATCCTATAACCTTAAACCTTTCAGTACCAGAAATTGAAGCACAATATAATGATATTGTGAACAGTAAGATTGACAAAATAAATCAGTTTTGTGGATGGCTTAGAGATCTTACAAATATAGAATCTCAACTACAGAGACTAATAGAAAATCTACCAATATTAGAATACTATAATGATCTTCTCCAGGACATAGCAGATATTAGCAACGCATTTGCTGATTGGTTGGCTAAGAAGTTCGCTCAACTCTTTGGCGAAGAACAGAGAACCGTCCAGGGTACCGCATATAACTTATACAACTCAAAAATGGGCACTGAGCTATTTTATCAAATTTTTTGGAGCCTGAGAGAGTTATTAATATATCAATTATATTTCTCCAATGGAGTAACTTATTTTCAAACTCCCGCAGGTTTTGGCAGTAGGGTTGGTTACCGTGTAAATGTTCCTGGAGAAGACGATTGGTTCGCTGATGTTGCTTGGGATGTTAGGGGTAATTTTGGCGCACGAAGAAACAGATATACTCAAGAAAATGTGTATAAATTTATCTGGTCTGACCCCAGAAACAATACAAGAGTCGCCCCTCCTCGGTTAAATCTACCACAATATCGTCAACCTATAGTTACATCTACAGATAGCCGAGATGCGGGTTATTATTCAATACCAAATTCCCCCCCGGCATTAAGAAATAGCTTAGGAAGTTTGCTTAGCCCCACTAGTCTTGGGCTGATTGCTTACGGCACTCAACCGTCTAATGAAGAACTTCAGACAGTAAAGGCCATCTCTGAAAGGACATATACATACCTTAAAGATCAAGAGGATTATGCCCCATATCCTGGCTATACGGGAGCCACTTATTTAAGGTGTTCAAATAATGCTGGTGGGAATATTCGTACTTTCTTTGTCAATAAGCCAAATACATTTCCTCTCATAAGTTATTATCAGCCAGAGGCAGGTTTTTACAATGAAACTTCGGTATCCTCTTCAGTTTCTATTCCATCTGAGAACGGCGACCTAACATCTGTAGATTATAGAATTTTTAATGGTGCCACTTATACCAGTGGAAACGTGAGCTATCCAATACGAATTGTTACACCTAACGATTTAGAAATATTAAAGGTAGGTGATGTCTTTTTGCCTCCCATGTATACTACTAAATTTATAGTGTCTTATGCTAATAGGTCTGTAGGGCTAGCAATGTCTGACGATATTCGTTTTGACCCTACAATTAACAACCGATCTAAAAATGTTTTACCTATTTCAAACTACACTAAAAGAATTGACTCACTGATTGACGATTCAGTTACTTCCGAAATTGGCAGACGAAGAATGCCCAGATATGTAAGTGCTTTGAATAAGCCGGCTTTACAGAAGTCTGACGACATTTGTATCACGGCTCAAGATTTGTTCAAAGCAGAATCTGCCCTTAAAAAAATACAATCCAATTTTGGAACTTTTTTCGTGAATATTATGCCAATGGCATCGGCTTATCCTAACTGGAGGAGTGTTGGCACTATTGAGGTTATTACGGATTATTTACATCGCCGTTTAGTAAAAGATTTAGAAGATAAAGAATTATTGGGACCTTTCTATACCTTGATACCATTTATAGAGAAAGTATATCCTTATTCAGAGGATGACCCTGAATTTATTAACAATCCACCAATCTTAAAGAGCCTTACACCCAGTGAGAATCTAAAGTCTATTGTTCGGTGTGTATATGTTGGAATGTTGGATAATATTGCTCAAACTTCAGAATATGATCAAGTTAATAAATCAGTTTTTGATCCTAGTACAGAAACTTACATCAGATATCGATCCCTCCTAAAGAGACTTTACGAGGCTATGTCGGTGGCTGCTGATGAATACCTGCCAAGCCAACAACTTGAACAACAAGATGGGCTAGCCCAAGGTAGGACTAGAATAGCAGAGTTATACGACAGAGAGGGTCCAACTCCTCTTGGTATGATGGTGGGTTCTTATTATTATCCTGTAGCGTTTCAAATAGCTTCGTATATGATGTATATGGATCAGGGAATTCGTTATGCGGAACGTTATAGCGACACTGCCTATCGGTTACGAATAGAAGAAGCATCGATGGATGACGCTTTGCTGACTGCGGTCAAGGGTCAATCAACCACTAAATTCTTACCTAGGTTTTCTAACTTCCCTGTGGTAGTTGAAAATTACCTCGCCATGGCTAAAACTGATGTAAGAAATTCTTCTTTTATTAACACGCATGGGCCATTGTATAATCCAAACTATAAGAAATACTTGTGGGATCTAACGCAACGTAATCCCACATTTTACAACACTACAGAAGTTGAAGCTCGTATAACATCTTTGGAACCTCTAACAAACATTCCAGATTTGAGAGAATATGCTCAACGCCTTGGTCGATTAAGCTATTCAGATCAAATTCCTTTTTTCTCTCGCAATGAACGAACTGGTGAGTGGCGATTTGAAAATTCATATTTTAGACATGTTCTAACAATAGCATTTGCTGCTTATGTGGATGGTTTTGGTCCTGATCGCCGTCTCAATCGCCCAACGTTAAGAACGGATGGGTTGAGATATGGGGTAGAGCCTTTGTATTGGCGAGTCGGACAAGAAGACTTTAGAGACGAAGACAGACTGGATATTGGTCAGTTTTCTCAAATTGTAAACAGTGATCAATTTAGTTTAACTTCTTTGTTTCGAATAGCGGCAGACCTAACATCTGAGGATAATCCATTGCTACAGCCTCCCGCAAACTTTCAAAATCAACATGCGCTCAGGGCACCACATGAATTTAGCCGCCAGGGCGTCCCGGTTCGTATGGGTCTCGACGAGGAACCTCGTGATGTTTTGAACCGTTTTTTCACAAACTATGTGAACAATCGTCGGGGCAGAGAAGAGGAAGATAGAAGATGGGAAGCGATAGATAGCACATATGGAGATGATCACATAGGAACAGAATTAACTCCAGCAGGATTTTTCTTAGCTACTTTCTTGTTCAATTTACGACCTCCTGCCCTCGGTTCGATTAGAGAAGAGAAAAGAATATTGGAAATACTAATTAATAACGATGAGTAAACTACAAGGCATATCACCACGACTGCCGTTGGTGTACAGTAATACCGACGGGCCTTATCAGCTTAATAAAACGCTGAAAGATGCGGTACGTCAAAATTTAAAAATGTTAATACTTACTGCCCCTGGGGAAAGGATCATGATTCCTGAGTTTGGAGTGGGATTACATCGATACTTGTTTGAGCAAGTAACATCAGATACTTTTTCGCAGGTATCACAAAGAATAAGTGAACAAACAAACAGATATATTCCCGCTATCAACCTAGAGGAAGTTAGTTTTGTAACGAGCGATGAGGACCCTACTTTGGGACTGAATGATGTCAGGACTGTTATTAAGTATAATATTTTACCCTTTGCGGGCTCAGATCAGTTGATAATAACTACAACAATGACTAATTAGGATCAGGGTGGAACAAAATGGCTAAGAGACCGATAAATTATACAAGTAGAGATTTTGAGTCAATTAAAAATGACTTGGAAAACTATGCTAAACGTTATTATCCAACGACATTTAAAGATTTTAGCGAGGCATCTTTTGGTGCTCTAATGTTAGATATGGTTGCCTATGTGGGCGATCAACTTTCTTTTTATGCTGACTTCCAAACTAACGAAAGTTTTTTAGATAGTGCCATAAGGTATGACAGCGTGGTTAGGTTGTCAGAAACTTTGGGATTCAAGAACCAAGGCGCAGCTAAATCTACTGGACAAATTGCTGTATATATGCTTATTCCTGTAGCCGCTGGGACCAGATCTCCAGATCCAAACTATCTACCTATCTTACAACAAGGGACAATACTTAGTGGGGATAATGGTGCGACATACACTTTAATAAGTGACATTGATTTTGGTGATCCTAATAACGAGATAACAGTAGCTAGGACTGACACTGTAACAGGTAACCCAACATATTTTGCGGTAAAAGCATATGGTCAAGTCGTATCCGGTCAACAATTTGAAGATATTATATCTGTTGCCGACTACCAGAGATTTTTAACCCTTGAACTTGGCAGGCCAAACATCACAGAAGTTATGTCTGTAAAAGATTCACAGGGTAATGAATATTATCAAGTGGAAAATTTATCACAAGATGTTATCATGTCTCAGGTTAAAAATGTAGACAGCACCACAAGAGAACAAGCACCCTATACTATGAGGCTGGTTCCGGCTCCACGAAGATTTGTAACAATCCACAACGTAGATGGAACAACGAGCATTCAGTTTGGATACGGTTCGGCAGATAACTTAACTGGTGATATGGTGGCTGACCCTGCTGATGTAGTTCTAAACGTAGACAGTAAGCCATATATCACAGAGACTACTTTTGATCCTACTAATTTAATTAAAACTGATAAATTTGGCGTCGCCCCAACAAATACAACTCTAACTGTGACCTATACTGCTAACACAACAAATACATCTAATGCTTCAGTAAACACAATTAAAACCATTCGAAATCCAAAGCTTCTTTTTTCTAATCGACAAGTTTTATCTGAAGCAATTATAGATGTAATGCTTGGGTCTATTGAGGTTGACAATGAAACACCTATTACAGGAGATTCTCAACCACTTTTGGCTGAGGAGATTAAGGTCCGTGCCTTGGGTAGTTATGCTTCTCAGAACAGAGCGGTGACAAGAGAGGATTATATTAGTTTATCTTATCGAATGCCTCCAAAATTTGGAAAAATAAAACGAGCCACCGTGGTCAGGGACCCGGATTCAATCCGCCGAAACCTTAACATGTACGTCTTATCAGAAGATGTTAACGGTAATTTGATGGCACCTAATTCTGTCTTAAAAGATAATCTCAAAATATGGATAGACAACTATCGAATGATCAATGACACAATTGATATATTGGATGGCAAAGTAATCAACATAGGAATAAGGTATGAAATAATTCCTGATGTTGATATTAATAGGTTTGATCTTATAGAAAAATGTACTCAAGCTCTCAAAGATGATTTTCTAACTATAAAGTTTAGCCTTGGAGAATCAATTTATGTTACGGACATTTTAAGAATCTTAAATGATGTACCTGGCGTTACAGACGCTCAAAACGTAGAATTTTACAATATTAACGGTGGCGTTTATAGTAACTATGTGTATGATGTTGATACCAATATGTCCGACGATGGTCGTTACCTAAAGATACCAGAAGATTCCGCAGCAGAAGTTTTACTGCCTGATACAGATATATTGGGAGTAATTGTATAAAATGGCTATAAAAAAATATTACGCAACTAAAGATAATACAATTTCAAATGCTTTTGAAAATAATCTTCTTACCCGAGCAACCGGCTCAAACATGGGTGCGGCTGATATTCTCGAAGCTTTTGTTATCCAGGGTCAAACATCTGCCTCTATTAGTGCTGAGAACGCTGAACAAAGTAGGTTTATCATACAGTTTCCTATAGATCAGATCCAGGCAGACATGGCTTCAGGAGTTTTGCCAACTACAACAGGTAGTATTAAGTTCCATTTGAACATGTACAATGCGCCGCATGGAAGCTCAACTCCAGAAGATTTTAGTTTAGAGTTGAACATGTTAGCTCAAAACTGGACAGAGGGACGAGGACTGGATATGGACAACTATTCAGATCTGGGAGTTTCCAACTGGCTATCAGCCTCTCAGGGCACAGAGTGGACCCAACAAGGCGGCTCTTTTTTAACTGGCTTAAACACTAGTGCCAGCATTTATTTCCCAACTGGTCTAGAAGACATCACAGTAGATGTTTCTGAACAAGTATATAAGTGGCTCGATGCCACCGATAATTATGGATTCATGTTAAGATTTTCAGACAGTGATGTTTCAGGTTCTGAAAGTTTGTTTACAAAGATGTTCTTTTCTAGGACTAGCGAATTTTACCACTATCAGCCAACACTTGAGGCACGGTGGGACTCTACCCGGCGGGACAATAGAGGAAACTTCTATATTAGTAGTAGTATAGTCCCAGCGAGTGACAACCTTAACACACTTTATTTATATAATGTGGTAAGGGGTCAGTTGGCAAACATACCAGGACTGGACAACAATAAACTAAAGTTAGAAATCTATTCAGGAAGCACTGGACCACTTGGCGATCCACTTGATGTTGTTGACTCAAATAATATCGTAACAAACTCAGTTACTGCTGGGCTTTTGATTGAAAATGGAACGACTGCTACAGGTATCTATACTGCCTCATTTGCCTCGACTAGTTCTTTTGAAACTTTGTTTGATGTTTGGCACACAGGCTCGACTCCCAGAATAGAATATTATACTGGCTCCTATGAACCAATAAGAGTTGAAACCTCTGACCTTTTGTATGACCGGGTTTATTTAACAACTATAACTAACCTTGATGATAGTTATGCCAAGGGTCAAAAGCCTAGGTTGCGAGTTTTTGTTCGAGATAAAAATTGGCAGCCAAACATTTATACAGTTGCTAATGCAGCGGTTGAAACCACTATTATTGAAGATGCTTATTATAGAATTTTCCGCTCTATTGACAATCTAGAGATCATCCCATTTGGGACTGGAAGCTCAAACAACAACTTCACTCGCTTATCGTATGATGTGAGCGGGAACTATTTTGAATTAGATACCTCATGTTTAGAGCCTGGGTACATGTATGGAATTAAGTTTGCTTACTATTTACAGGGTGACTATAGAGAACAACCTGAAGTATTCAAATTTAAGATAGAAGAAGAAGATGTATGAGCAGCTTAAAGAGTTTATATCAAAACAATAAAAGCGGAGCTACTATTGGTAAATACCTTAAAAGTAGTTCTCCCGATACTATTGGTGATGGAGTAGAATCACAGGCCCATTTAAAAGCCCTGGTGAACAGGAATGAGTATTTTCTTCCACCTATAGATTATTCTGTTCCAGAAAACTTTGTTAAGTTTGGTTCTGCTGAAAAATACTACCAAAACGCCTTCGAGTATATTTCTTCTAATTACCCTTACGACGGTTCGGGTCTTGAGAAAACAAATTTTTACAATGACATAAATCCTCTGGAAAAATATATGTTGGAGGTCAAGTATCCAAGATCTACAGGTTTTGTTTCAATTGGCGCTCCTTATACCGTTGCGGGAACAAACGCCTCTAAATATGACGAAGTAACTACAGCCAACTATATCCAGGCTAAGGGTGGGCCTCATGTAAACACTAAATTTGACGAGTTAAAGGATAGGACTTCTAATTTAGAGTTTGGTGGCACAAATGGCACTACTGTAGAATTTTTCATGAAAAAGGATACTCTAATAAATCCTAATGGAATTACTGAAACATCTAGAAACATGGCTATTTTTGACCTGACTAACGGTGTTGAAACAGCAAATTCTAGTAGCGATGATTATGGAAGACTAAGAATAGCTATACACTCAGGGTCGGAAACACAGTTCCACGTTACTATGCTCTCGGGTACAAATGGATTTCTTGAGACCCCTGTTCCTTCCACCGCTGATCAAATCACTATTTCGGATGGCACATGGAGAAATTTCTCTTTTGTTTTCAACACCTCTACGCAGCCTGCGTCCGTGGACTTTTATGTCAACGGTACGTGTATTGAAACAGGAATAACAGCTTCTGCTGCTGTAGGTATTGACGGCGCTAAATTAATTGGACTAGTGACTGGTACTATGATTGGCAATGTTGGCGCTTTGAGGGAAGAGCCATCCACTTTTGCCTCTATTCCTGAGGGTTCGGGTAAACTTTCTGCCTCTTTAGATGAGTTTAGGTTCTGGAAAAAAGCAAGAAACGCAGAAGAAGTTGGACGCTATTGGTTTACTAACGTTGAGGGCGGCAGCGACAAATATGATGCCAACGTATCATTGGGTGTCTATTATAAGTTTAATGAAGGTATTACTCAAACTTCCTCCGTAGACCAGACTATGCTTGACTACTCAGGAAGAATATCAAATGGCACTTATATAAATTATGCGGATGCCTCTTCCCACGCCAGAAATACGGGCTCAGCAATTGATCAGCTAGAAATAGAATCGATTACTGAACGTGGTGACCCTATCATTAGGACAAACAATCCAACGTATTTATCTACTAAATCAATATATGAACAGAGTGGTTCAGTATATGATTTTACTAATAATTCCAGGTTGCTTAATTACCTACCAAACTGGATCATAGAAGAAGATGAACAAGGCGAAGGTGAATTAACTAGCCTAACACAAATCATCTCTGGCTATTTTGATACTTTATATAATCAAATTACTGCTCTTAAGAAAATAAAATACATGGAGTACGTGAGTGGAAGCTTAACTGATTCTATTGATGAGTTTCCTTACAATGATAGACTTATTGATAATCTTGGTATCAACACTCCTGAACTTTTTGAAAATTCCGATGTACTGGCACAATTTTTGAAACGAGATGAACAAATAAACTTTGATCAACAATTGATTGATGTGAAAAATTCAATCTACAAAAATGTCTATAATAATTTAAATTTTATTCTTAAATCCAAAGGTAATCAAAAGGCAGTAAGAAACTTTATTAGATGCCTGGGTGTAAGTGAGGATATTCTTGCTCTAAATGTTTATGGAGACCAAACAGACTTTGAATTGACAAGTAATTATGAGTCATCCGTCACTACTAAGCGGTATGTTGATTTCACTGCTTTAAGAAATGTAACAGACTCAGATGCGGTCGTGTATCAGTATTATGATTCTTCTAATCCAAACTCATCAGGATTGATTAGTGGCTCTACCGAAATTGAAGAGTATGCTTTTACTTTACAGGGCGATTTTATCTTTCCAAACAAGGATCAGCAGGATACACTATCCTACATTATGCCACAAGTGGTTAGTTCCTCTTTGTTTGGTTTTCATACGCCTGACGACCCAGACCCAACATCAGTCGATTTAAATTGGGCTGCTGCTACCAGTGATTATGGTCTTCAGGTATATGCTGTAAAAAGCCCAGGTCAGTATGCTGAAGTAACTTCTCCAGCCCATAAAGTAAAAGACGCTTATTTTGTGGTTCAAAATCGTGCCGGAGATGTTTTGTTACAGTCTGACATCTATCGTAATGTATATGATAATAAAAGATGGAATTTTTCTTTAAGCGTCCGCCCGAAACGATACCCTTTTGCTGACGGAGTTACAGGCTCCTCGGTTGTTTTAAATGGATATGAACTAGAGTTTTATGGAACCAACTACGACGCCGGAACGAAAGACAACTCATTTACTCTTTCTAGCGATATAAACTATCTTTCAGGGTCGTCAACTGTTGGGTTAGCAAAAAGAATCTATACAGGTGCCCATAGAAATAATTTTACGGGTACAACTTTAACTTCTACTGATATAAAAGCATCAAGTATTCGGTACTGGACAGATTACATTTCACCAACAGTTGCGGACTTACAGGCAAAACAAATAAACACGCACGGGTCTTTACATCCGTCTAGAAACTCTTATCTCTTTCAAACAGCAAGTGCCAATGTTTATATTCCCAATATACAAACATTGGCACTTAATTGGGAGTTTTCCGAGATAACAGGATCAGATGCTTCAGGTAGGTTTATTGCTTTAGATGCCTCGTCTGGTTCGGCTGGAACTGATTATATTTCTACTTATCAGGGTGGTGTCTTTAGTAATATTAATTTAAGGCAACATACTGGACTAGGAGATTTCTTTACTGCTCTATCAAAACCTTCACGGAAACAATACTCTTATGCTGATAAGTTGGTTCCACCAGAATACATAAATTCTAGCGAGATGGTAAAAATATTATCCACCGACCAGCAGATTTTTAAGGCATTTAAAAAGCCCTCTAATACATTTTTTGCTATAGAAAAAAGCATGTATCGCAGTATTTCAACTCGTATGCTACATTTATTTGCTTCTATAAAGGATTTTAATAACTTGATTGGTGAACCAGTCAATCAGTATCGTATGAACTATAAAAGGATGGAAAAAATAAGAGAAATATTTTTCCGAAAAGTTCAAAATGAAATTCCTGATTTACAGAAATATCTAGATTATTACAAGTGGCTTGATCATGCTATGACACAAATGCTAGATCAGCTTATGCCAGCATCTGCTAGATACGCACCAGATACTAGAAATATAATTGAGAGTCACACACTGGAAAGAAACAAGATTAAGTATGCCCCTCCTATTCTTTGCGAACCTAGGCGTGGCTCTAGGCGATTAGCCATCGGCGAGATAGCTGGAAACGTCGGGGGAGACAATGAATTAATCGGTGTAGGCGGCGACCCAGGTAATGTACAGTTACCCCCTCAAGGAAGGGCTGGCGACGGTCGCCCAGAGGACGAAGGCATAAGTGGTGAACCCCCACCACCTCAAGGCAGAGGTCAGCAAGGGCAAGACCAGGAAGAGCTTGATAGGGCTGGAAAGAAGGCTAATCCCAATGCTCAATTGGAAGATGAGTTTAGGCGCAACTTTCCTTGAATAAATAATTTTGTAGTCACACATTCACTGTAAAGATATAAGAAAGAGACTAGTTATTAAATGGCAAACAAGATAATAATAAATTCTGCTCCTCCACATCCCTCAAAGAGGATTATTGGTGGTTCTAACCAGCGAAGCAAATTAAGATTTAGATTACAAGCCTCGCATGATTGGTCATATAATCATGCCCCAGTAAATCTGGATGAATCTAATAATGCTATGTGGTGGAAGGATAAAGCAGAGCGTTATCTTGCCCCCCTGTCTTCCTCGGGTGGAAACCTTTATTCTAGACAGGCGTACAAAAGAGAAGCCGTAAGAATAAATGATCAACATAGAATATACAACTTTGATGTTGATTTTTATAATGCTATAAAAGGTGGAAGTAATCAACCGTTTAATAAAAAATATCACCTCGGAGACAAAACATTTTCCGCTTTTGATCCTGAGCTTGATATAGAAGATATTATTTATCCAAACACAAAGAAGCGGGTATCGTTCGGCGTCACAATTGACGGAGTTAATTATACTAGTGATCAGGCAGTCCCTTTCAGTTTGTTCAGTTCGAGTGTTAACTCTGGCTATCAAGCTCAATTAGCAGCCGATGGTTTTGGTGGCATAGGCTTTTCTAATCTCCATGATGATAGAGTTCAGGCATATGATGGTGAGATACCAATGCAGGGTCCTTTTACCGAGCGATTTGTTGGCGGAATCCTAGCTCGTCATAATGCTCCACTTCGAACCACCGAGCGACAAGAATCATTTAATATTTTATTAAGTCCTGCCGCAGCGGCACAAACTCTTGTAGAAGTTGATAATGGCGTAGATCCATTTGTAGATCTTGACGGAACAACACTGACATTGACTTTGGGTGGTGTTTCTTACTCGGCAACATTTGATTCTGCTGTTGATATAGCAAACTCAACAAAAACAGTCTTAGGTATTGCTGATGCACTTGATGCGGATGGTGCTGCTGAAGCAATTTATAACAGTTTAAATCTTGCCGCTTCTGGTGATGGTTTGCCTCTTGTTGCAACATACACTGGGATACCTGGGCTCAACTATGTTACTGTCAATGGAACATTTCAAGGCACTAGAGATAACGGAACAAGTTTTGGCGGCACTTCGGTAACGGGAGGGTTTATAAACATCCCAGCATTTAGCGGCGGGTCTACCACATCTCGAACAATGAATCGTCCAACCGCTGGAAATCCTCAAGGAAACTATTTGAGAGGATCGGGAGCGAAAGCGCCGGTAAACATTAAAAACATTAAAACACTATTCACCTCTGATAGTGTGCGTGTGGTAGGTAATTACCTAAAGGGCTATGACATTGTACAGACTGCCGATCGAAACTCTACCAATATGGATCTGGCTTTTAATACAGAGAAGTACAACTATAGCGCCCCCAGTTACTTCATAACTCCGCCGTCTCGGAGAACACTTGGACTAACAGGCTCTGCTGACTATCCCGCACCTCGTGAGCAACCCTCGACACAGACTAATGAAAATATCTTTGTCAATAGGTTCGCAGCGCCAGGCGATAAGGCAGATTCAAAACAACAGTTTAGAGATGTCACTTCTGATCAGTTTTCTCCTAACAGTGTTTTGCCCTATCGCAACCTGGCTGTTCGTAATCCATATCTACAAAAACTTTCAGTTCACACAGCCTTTGGTGGCTATGAAGCTACTGGGTCAACTGTTGCTGCCGTGTATAGTACTCAAAGGAATGAGACACAAAGAGTAGAACTCGGAGAGACTGAAGGAACTTATGTCACAGGTAATGTGTACGATAATTATTTTGTAAGTAGACCCATACCTGCTGGTGACAGTACTCAATGGTTTTTTGCCAACTCTGGTTCGGATACTAGCACGTATAGCAATTATGTGGCGAACCGCTCCAGATACCCAGAAAACATAACTCTTCACCACACAACCGGTCAGCCAATTCCAGTCCCTGCTGAAGCCGCCACGGGCAAAATAGAGTGCCAGACAGGGGACCCTGCTTTGTGGAACAATCAAACTATTGAAATAACAGACACTCTTGGTAGAACAGTGGAGTTTGAATATAGTACAGCAAAAACTCCTGGGACAGTTACTCAAATCTCGCCCTCAGCCTACACGGTGGGCATCCAAGGGTTGTCAACAGTCGCTGAAATAGCGAGCCAAATTACGCTTGGGGTTTTTACTGCTAATTTTGATGGAAATCTTAGCATTGATGCTGACAATGGTGGCTTCATACCTGTTGCCACCACATCATTAACTCAATCTGTGGCTGGCGCTGCTGGCAATACAACAATAACGGGTTCAGCCGTGGCTCTAACTATAGCCAAGCGTTTTACAAGTTTTACTGGCGGAGAAGATCAGATAGGTACGAGTTGGAATGAATCAGCTTACACTGGATCTGATGGCTTGATTCATTTTATCTGGACAGATTATGGAACTCCTTATAGTGCTCCTTGGGCACAATTAGGAGCCCAGTATAAAAACTCGGCGAGAAATCTAAAAAAGAATAATCTATATGACTTGTTGCCAGAAAAGGTCCAACAAAAAGATTCTCTCAGTAATGCTGCTTCAACAAAGACAAGAACACATGTTGACCAAGCAGGAAACACAATTACAAATTTCTACTCGCAGCAATTCGTAGAGCCTCCAGTAACTTCTAGATATAAGCCACTGTCTCATCAAATTGAGACATTTATTGGTTCACCTAGCGAACAGACTAGAGATAAAATCACTCTTGATTTAAAATACAGTTACGGCAACTCATTGATGGGCTTTGCTAATCGTGAACTCAATAGAAAGATAGCCGGCGATATTAAGTTTAATCTTAATAAAGTTAAGCGTCCCTATGAGGCGTTGCGAGAACAGCTAAATAATGACACATCTAAGTCTCTAAATGATGTGAGCATGATAAAAATGTTTGCTTATGGGGAAACAATTTACCCTAAGGAGATTTACACGTATGTCTCTGGTAGCAGAACACGTCTTTCTTTTACAAATTCATATTGGAAAGACGATGCTTTTATATTGCCTGTGACAACTTATTATACTAATTTTGACACTCTTTTTTATTCGGACTCTATTGTAGCAAGGGATAACCCCCAAGAGCCAAGAATTGTTACGCCCTATGTAAACTCTCAGGGTTACACTGTTGATCTGGCTGACCAGCTTCCATATAATGCTAATAATGTGCTTACGCCAAAACTAACAGGTCCCGGCAAAGCTTCTATCTGGCCTTTAGATTCTTATTTGTGGTCTAGTCTCTCTGAACAGTATGCTTTGTTTCGCACTGGGTCTACAAACAGTGCTGTAATTCTTGGTGAACAAGCACAATCTGCTTGTGGGGAATTGTTGAGCACAAATATTGGAACTGTAGACGATACGATAACTGACGCAGATGTATCTAATAATTTTGGAACAAGCTCTTATGATACGTCCGATAGCGTGTCGTCTCAATATGTTTATAATATTGGGTTCATGACAGGCACTTTCGCCGACGGCACAAGAAACATAGAGCCCAGGATACCAGGCGGCGCTTTCTCTAGACCACCCTGGACGGCTGGCACAGAACGTCGATTTGTAGATGGTGTATCCAAAGGCGAACTGAACGAACAAGCATATCCTTTCTTTAATACTTATGAGGATTGGGCTAACGAATTAAGACTTGTTGGCAAAGATTACAGCATAATACCCGAGTATCGAATCAGTGAACATGTCGCAGAATTTAAATCTAATGCAACAGTTTTCTCCGCTATATCGTCCTCTCTAGAGATCACCGGGGCTAATACGGATAATTTTGACGGAACTAATCCACAGTTTTACGCAAGGTATGCGACTACTGAGGGTATGGAATTTTTACCTGAGTTTATGTCATATGATAAGGGGGATGTCAACTTTATTTTTAATGATTATCCTCGTCATTTTGAATTGAACTCAGACACGATTGTTAAACTTCTTCCGTATGAAGGTTTCTATCCGGCTAATCGAACCCTAGAGTTATCTACTCTATATTCTCAATCTTATGGTCCGTACACAAACTTAACAGGATCAGATATTGGTGCGGCTAGTCAGTGGCGAGCCTTACACCGACCATTTTTTGCCCCAGGTATCTTATATAACTCTGTAAAGTCAGGAGTAGCAGTTAACTATCCGATCCGCCGAGCACATAGAAACACTGGTAGTTTTGTGCCCCTGGACTCAACAATACAAGACTCTTCTATACCAGGATATGACGCTGGATATCCTTTGTTCGGAGCCTTATATCAAACTTTCGGAGGAGGTTCAGCAACTGCTGCTTTTCCTGATCGCCGGCGAGCAATAGAAACTGGTTCAGCATACTGGACTGACGATATGGACACCGCTCTTTGGGCTGCCAAGCTTCCGTTTGAATCTATTTTAGCACCAGAGAATTATCTGGCAGTTGATCCTGAGTTTGCTTCTGCTTCTAATGGGTCCAAGGTAGTTCCAACAGTTTTATCTGATATTAATGTTTTTCTTGCCTTAGACGTAACTGCTTCATTCATTGAAGGTGAAGTCGAGTCTAACAATCTTTATAAAAAAGCTATATCAAATTTCTTAGCAAATGTGCCTCAATTCTTTTTAAAGACAAAAGAAAATAAATATGGTTCACCGGGTAAACTAACAAAATTTGTATCTCAATTTGGTAATGTTTCTAAAGGCTCTCAAGAAGTAGGTGGTGCGGAAAGAACTGTAACTATTGAGCCTAACTCTGCTTATATGATGGAAATTGGTTTAATGAAAACAGACCAATTTAACTTGTACAGTAACCCAGCAGCTTTTGGACCCGCAACAGCAACAGGTTACTATTTGGCTCCTCAGAGCCTTTTAGTTAAATTTAATGGGGGTACAGGACAATCTTTTGTTCCAAATAAATACCCAGAATGGCCTAAACACCTTGGTGAGTTTGCGCCATTTACTCCACCATATTATTATGGTCCATCTCTTATGAGAATCACCTTCATGCCCAATGGGGATAAAACTGAGTATACTTTAGATGAAATTATTAACAACAACCGAGGCGAAGTCTTCGTCAATTATTTGAATGAAAGTTCAAGCTATTATGATGTCTCTAATATTGGAGAAACATTTTATACGTCGGATAATGTTTTGATTCAAACTAATAACATCCCAGCGTACCAATGGAACCGGGCATGGCAAAACAGGATGGATATTGATGCCTCTGTGAATGTTAGTAATGAATTCCCAACATCTGCTGGCTCCGCTTACAAATCATTTGACCCCAACAAGTGGACAATCATGACCAAGTGGGAATGTCCCATATTAGACTTCCCGAATAGGTCGGGATCAGCCACGCCACATTATAATTTCTCTTCCTCGGTTACTCCAGGCGAATTTACAGGCTCAACTAACGGAGTGTGGCACCAATACGGAATCACCCCTGCGGATGGTGAGGGTGTCTACCTGTATATAAAAGATATACCCACCGGCACTGACGAAGAGTATGATACAATTAGTACACTTGTTTATTCGGGTCCATCCAGTGCTATTTATACTGGTGCCACCACTCAAGTTAGAAAGATACCTCCGTTTATTATTGATTCAAAAAGAGAGATTAAATCATTGGCTGATTTATGCGGCTTCGACTCAGATGAAATTATTAGGAAAGGTTTTGACCCCCAAAAGGCAAAACGACTTGGCGAATTAGCAGAAGATAACGAAAATACAATGTCCGAAGCTATTTTAGCTCTTCCGTTTTATCTTGATGAAGATGGAGATCCAAAACTAATAACACTACAGGGATCACCAACTGAGTTGGGTCCAAAAATAAAAGAGTTCCGCAAGAACTTTACAAAATATTCATTACCTCCTGTATTAGCACAGCAGTTGCTTGGCATGGTGCCACAGGATTATCCTAATATACCTAACACTATTAATCCGTTCGGCGGAGATGATTATGATAAAATCCTTTCAGGCGAGGATATTAAACAGGTTCCAGTTATTTATCTTATGGAGCACACCGTCAATCTTACTCGTCAAGATTTAGCTGACATATGGCAGAACATTATGCCTGATCTATCTCGAAAGCTAACTTTTAGTTTCTCCTCTATAGATCACTACATGCCTGGCGATAACGTAGAAGAAAAAATTACTCAATTCCCAGAGGTTCTGAAAGAGCAAATAAACGTAGGAGCATCTAGAGATGGACACCCTAGGTATGATCTTTTGGACATTGCGGAAAAAGCATGTAAGCAGGGCTTTTTCCCAGAGATAAAGTGGCTAGTGTTTAAGGTAAAAGAAAGAGGACTTGCTACTTATGGCGAAATGATTATCCAGGAAGTTGATGGACCTGATGCCTTGAGTTATGATAACGCTAAAGAGTTTATGTCACTTCAGGGAGTTAACAGTGCTCAAGCTGATAAGATTCTTGGTGATCGAGATGAGTTTGCTAAAAATGTTTATATCTCAAAACACTCATTATCTGACCCAACATATAACTGGCCTTATGATTTCTGTTCTTTGATAGAAACTGCTAAGATAGGCTCTAAGGTTGGTTTCCGACCAGACTTGTCCAAGGAGTATGCGGAGACCTTAGGCTCCTTGAATGAAAAAGTTTCTGATGATAAGTCGAGCAAAAAATAATAATGAATGGTGATATTTAGAGTATGGTCCGTTTTTTTAATCAAAAAGAAGAAGTAGTCTCTATTGAACTTACCCCTTATGGCAAACAAAGGTTTGCTGAGGGTACTTTTTCACCTTCTCACTATGCCTTTTACGATACTTCTATCTTGTATAACGGCATGTTTGCGGAGATAACAGAAACTCAGAACCAGATAGCAAATCGAATTAGTAATGAGACTCCAAGGCTAAAACCAAATCTAAGACGCACATCAACGCCAGGGTCTGTCTATTCTTTAATAACCTCTAATAGCCGAGATGACCTAGTACAAAACGATCAGTTTAGTGCTCCCTTTATGAGAACATTAGGAAGCAGTGATCCAAACTCAGTTTACGCACCAGCTTGGGACATTTATGTATTAGGGTTGAGCGACAAAGGTTTAAATGAGGGCGTGATCTATAACGTTGATGGTATGATACCGCAAATGTCTGCGACACTTAACATTGAGTATGAGTCAATAAACTCTCAAGGTAATCGCATAGATTATAACCTACTGTCCTCTGATTCAATTATTTTAAGCGTCCAAGAACTTAACACGATTATGAAAAGTAATGGAAATTTTGATATTGAAGTTTATAAGTCAGGCTCTGACGGTCAAATAACCTCTTTAGGTTTTATTAACACAGATGCTACAGATAGCCAAACACTTCAGCGTCAAACTGATCCCTATCTTTTGGCTTATAGTATAAGTGGTCAAGATAGACAGATTAATGATAGTTTCCCTATACTGGATAGTACATATAGCGAGTACTACCTGGACATTTCATGCGATTCAGAAATAAATCTTTTGGATCTTCCGCAGAACTCGGCACTGTATAAAAACAATCTAAACAACACTCCTCAAGATCCTTGTGATACATTAGAGGCTGCTCTTCCTTTTGCTTACGATACTTAGGATAGAGGGATAAAATGATAAATAACATCACAAACCTAAGAATAAACACTGTATTGCTTGAACAAGTCCCAAGTACTTCGGGTGCTGTGACAGACAATACAATTTATGTAAGTACATCTTTAGATATTTCAAACACCAAGAGATCAATAGAACAGTACAACTTAAGGTTGTTTGTAAGTCTAACACAGGAGTCTTCAAGAGCATTAGATTTCTTAAGTCAAAGATATAATGAGTTTTTAAACGGAAGAGCAGGATCAACACATCCAGATCAATTTAGTGAATTTTTAAACTTCGCTCTGGGCGAACACGCACAGTATCTTTCTAATAACCATCCCTTTTCTCCGTTTTCAACAAATAACGAAATAAGAGATTTAGTTATTACTGACGGATTATCTCATTACGGTCAGGGCGATTCTATACCGGAAGGTATAATAATATATGATATGCCTTTGTCTGAGATGCTTGATGGTATAAAGGTTGATAAGAATATTCTTAATACGATAAAGATGACTCTTCCTCCAACGAGTGATAGCTTGGATCAGATTTCTTGTTATGCTTTTTTGTATGATAATAGGATGGCACAAATTTTTTCGGATGAACCTGAATTTAACTTATCGCTATCAACAGGGATGGGTCATATAGCTACGGGTTCTTTTAGGGGAATACAAACTCGCTATGCCGAAACGTTTCCTGATAAGCCGTTGGTCGCTATGGTTAACCCCGAGCAAACAACCAGCCCAGACTCTGAAAGATTCAGGGTTATCAATTCAAGTACAGACAATGCTGTAGCACAAACATATACTAACATATTTAACGGTGTTGTAGCATTGTTTCAGACTCCCTATTTGACCCAGAGTCATGAATTAAATAAGGTGATCAAACGAAGTAACTATTTCACTGATTTTTGGCTATCAAGAGACCTAGAAGACAATAATCGTTTTGTGTTTTCTTTTGATATACGACAGTTTTTAATTGATCATGCTATTTTTCCATTTGTCTACAAAAGTTCTTTATTTTCTAAAGCTCTGTTATCCGGCGCAGATGACCTATCACCAGAACACCTATCTTCTGTTGCTACTGTTCAAGTAATGAGGAACAAAGTGTCCTCACATGGAATGTATCCAGTTAATGATCTGGGCACAATAGGAAAAGGATATCCTGACAGAGAGACATTACCGCTACCAACTGAAGACATCAAAGAGGTAAAAATAAATCTACCATCGGGCGAGTTGTCTGATATTTCTCAGGACGTTAGGGTATTCTTTGAGGGTTGTGACAAATTTTCTAAACCACAAATTATAGACCAGCAAACTGTGGAGAGCTATCAATATTCGGTAGATCTTTCGGTTGTTGATCATTCGCCCTTATTTTTGAGACATATGGTAAAAGTTCTAAATGAACAGAAGAGGATTATATCTCACATTAGAGATATTATATCAATGAGTACTAGTACCATGTTTGGAAGACGTCCTTTGTTTAATGTACAAACAGGAAGAACTTCCACCGATGTTCGGTCAATTCAAATAAATATTGACAACAAGTCAGTTCAAGTAGGGGAAGAGATAATAAGAATCCTTTCTTTGTATCAGGAAATTCTTAATAACATGTCTGTATCGGGTGCTACTATAGATTTAGTATCATACTACCAAAATTTGTTTGACAAGGACCAGGGTATTGTGAGCACCCAAGCGTTTACAGACATAGAGTTTTTGTTGGACATGGGAGTAATTTTCTTCTATAACAAATTAGTGAATATCTTTCCTTCTGATCCGCTGGGCGCAATGGACAGTATCGCAAAAAATAACTTCAACAAAAACATGACCCGTTCAGTCCGTGATAATGTTATGAAGGTGAGTCACAGGTATTATGAGATGTACACTACCGGTAAAAATAATAGTCTAGGAGTAGATTATGTTTTTGGTGAGACTGCTCCCATGGGATTTTCAAATATCACTGTTGATGGTTATGATGACAGAAGAATAATGGAATTTAATAAGTACTTTTTTAATCCTAGCGGCGGCGGCGAGGTTATACCTGGAGGCACTTATGAAAATCTATCATATTCTTATTTGACTCCTAGGTTAATTAAGTCTCCATCGAGGTCTGCCATCGATCAGGTTAGAGTGCCTGTTTCCACCCCGCAAGCAGTAGATTATGATTTCAATAGATACTCTCAGCTTTATTCTGATTTAATTTCTATTAGAAAGCAGCAAGATCTGGGAGTAACCTATCCCACTCTTTCGGGAGAGGCACAAGAACAAAGTAAAAACAACAAGCTATATTCAGATATTAGAAAAATGCTGACTGAAGAAATGGGCGTCTTTTTAAGTGATGAGCCTTCCTCTGAGTTTTCTCCACCTAGAGTTACAACAGAGAAAAAACGTATTACTACATATAACCCCAAAGACAAAGAATTTTGCGCATCTAATGCTGGACCAGATTTAGTTAGCAGCGTCATTGGAGGCGGTTCGAATATTACTTCCTCTGTTGGCTTGTATTTGGATAGTGTTAATTTGGAGATAAAAAATCAAAACACACAACTTGTAACGGGTGATATAGAACAGGCTGTAGCCAAAGAAGCTCTAAAAGAGCGCACCATTAAGATTCCATTTGCTATTTTAGGAGAACTAACAATAGACAAAACTCTTAATCAACTTGATAGGGGTATCAAATCTCGCTACAACTCAATGAAAGCTCTACCAGAAATACTAAAAATAAATCAAAACAATTTAGTTGATTCGATTGAGGGTCCCATGGTAAGTTCATTGCCCCTTCAGTTACAGAGTATGATAATATTAGCAACAACCAATTCTCCTTTGTCTGTTGCTGCTACTTCAGGAGATAATGTACTAGATGCTCGCAGATTTATTCTGAATAATTTGAGCGAATCTAGCGGCAACGATTTGGTAAGCTTTTTTATCAAAGGGGAGGTATCAAGCACTGAGGAGTCAAACTTGTACGGACTCACTCCAGATCCGATGAAGTCATACGATACCTTTCTTGCCTTGTGGATGAACTATAGACAAATAGCTGTGGTAGAATATTTAAACGGATTTGGCGACATCGAACAACCCAATGAACAATTAGAGCCGGATATTTCCAGGTCCCGACTTCAGTTGGCTCAGTGGTCTGCTTTGTCCTCTGATGTCGTGGGAGAGCTTAGGGACCAAGGCGGAAAAATACTATGTAGAGTAAGAAATTTAGGCGCTAATGATTATTTAAACATGGTGTCACAGTTTACTACACCTGACCAGCAAGTTATGCTATCTCGTTACTTTGAGGAAAAACAGTTATTGAACATACCTACTTACAATAAATATTTCTATATAAGTAATGAGACGCCTCAAGTAGAGGGTGTTATGCGTGATCAAGATAGTGTGACCGAACCAGAACTAGGTGACGGTATTACAACTGAAAGTTTCGCTATGGCACAACAGTCGGAATCTGACGCATTTATGACAACTCAACAAGTTGTAACAGGGTATTAAAAGTTATGGCACAAAATGATAATCGGAATGTGTTGACAATCAGCGAAGCAACCAGAGAGTATACCATAGATAGAAGTCGTCTAGATCCACTAGCTAACTGGATAAAGTCCCGACAAACAATAGAGCATTACCTAGATGATCAGTACATAAATTACAATCTTAATGGATCAGATCCAAAACTAAGATTTACACCAATTCCTGGCTTTGTTGATGAGCAGGCTGTTTATACAATTGAGGGCGAAGATGAGATTGTGGGGTTTGTTAAAGCAGTAAACCCTGAATTACAAAACCAAGAAGGTCTCAGATACATGTACCATGGTGAGTTGCCACCAAATTCACAAGAGCAATCTAATTTTGTCAATTTGTATATCTACAAAAATCCTGCCTTTAAACTGAATGGTCAACTACAGTATAAAAGTTTTGCGGCAGATATTTTAGATAACATTTTTGTCACCACCGACCATATCTTTACTGTCACTAAGGAAAACGACACCTTCCGCTTTCGACAGGTAACGGAAGACTCAGTTAATACCTTTAGGACAACTCTTACAAATATTTTTCAGTCATTAGAGCCTGTCCTTTCTCCCACACTTCCTCGAAATGCCTGGGAAAGATTACTCTTCCTCGCTTTCTCTGGCAACTTAACAGTCCCAGGGTATCGTATAGGTCGTCAAGTAAATAACCTTTACACAGTGATCTATGGGTCTATAGACCAGGCTATTGCGGATCAAATGCAGCAGACTACATTATTTCTGGTAAAGCAAATTTTATTAAGGGCGCTTGTAGAGGCTGGTCTTGTAACCGAATCTCAGCTTTTTAGCACACTTAGTCTTATGGGCGGGTATCAGTTCAACAAAGAAGAGACCAAGGTAACAAATCGATACGTTAAAAACATTGAAAATTCAAACTTTCTGAATAGATCACCAGTCAATTCAGCAACAATATCTTCACAATATAATTTCTATGACGAACAGTACGAGAGGACTGTAAAAGAAAAGTCTTCTTCTGATACTGACTTGCCTAACTTGTATGTTAGAAATTTTATGGGGCTGTCAGTTAATCGTGGTGTTCCAAGAGAATTGTTGCCTAGGCAATCCGCTCGTATTGAAAATTATTCTAGTTTATTAAGGCTTAGTCCTAGTAGAGATGTTATTGTGGATAGATTCGGAGAATCTTTTTATCGCCGATTGTATATGTCAATGATTTCTGGAGATGTCGATCGATTTTATAATTTGTATAGTCAAATTTTAGCTTCCGACATTAATATTAGTGAGAACCTAAAGAACAAAAACGCCAGATTTCTTATGGGTTTAAAAGAGGCTCGCCGACCTGGCGGCGCTTTTGGAGAAGTTGGCGCTCCTTTAAGCTTAGATATTAAATTTTTTGGGGAGGGTAATCAATCTGGCAACAATATAGTAAAAGATTATCAAGACTTTATTTTAAATAATGAGTCTTTTGATCCTTCTATCGCTTCTTTAGAGAACTTATCGAATTATGATTCCGCAGATCAGCCATCTCGGTCAAATTCCTATCTTTATTCGACAGAGTATCTATATGATAATACAACTAACACGACAACGCCACAACCAGTTGAGCTTAAAATATATCATATCGATCAAGAAGAAGATTCGTATATTTTTGATAATCTTCCAGAAAATTATACATCAACCCTACTGCAGCGTCAGCCCTTGAGACCAGACGCAGACCAGCTTGCTTCTTCCAAGCAATTTTTGCTGAGGAACGCTATTCGTCGGTCTCGCCAATCTTACGCCAATATTATCTACAATAAGTTTGATACAAAGACTGAAGTTTTTGGCTATGAAATCAACAAAACCAGGGCAGGTTCCACGGAGATGTCTCAGAGTATTTTTCTTGGTAATGGATCTGGGCCTATTGTATATAATGATAGTCAAGTGGTCTACGGGGCAGAGTACGACTATAAACTAACCGAATATCGCTTTGTTTACAATACTCCCTATAATCTTTTTACCCTTAGTTTGGATATGCCTTTGGGAATAATGATGTACTATTTGGGTTTTGGTTTCCCTGCCGGATACGAAGGTGCTCAAGAATATTTTGAGGACCGCTTGGTAGATGCTTCATTTGAGATTAAATCAATGATCTCGTGCGGGGCATCCGTTAAATTAGTTAGAATACCAGTTTATGATGCTGATTGGAACAGGATTAACGTCTTTGAGAAAATACCGACAACAGAGTTTGATGAAAATAAAGAAGTGTTAATTGAATTGACGAGGCAGAGGAAGGGTGCGGGCGGTCTCTCATACCCTAGACTAAGTGTTATGGATTTCCCTCCAACGGCTCCTACATTACAATTCTTCCCCAGGCTCAATGAAGACGACATGATTATGATGAATATTAATCTTGAATCGGGAAGATTAGGGAATATAATACCTGAAAATGGAGGCTTTGATCAAACTTTAGAAATTGTGAGGATCGGAGACAATAATGAAATTATTGATATGACTCATGATAATCAAAGAACAAGGTTTGATATTCCCGAAGGAAGGATGATTTTCGCCAACAAGGGAGAATCACAGATAAGAAATATTATCCTCTATAGGACCCCAAACTTAAACCTGAATGTCAATAGCTATAATGATCTTTACAAATCCTTCAACCCATCAGCGGGGAACAATGTACTGGTAAGAAAGTATACAACAAGGGACTCTGCGGCGACAGCAGATAATGACCTATCGTTCATTCTTTCTTACGACATAAGTGACAACATATCTCCAAACGTAGATTACTATTACACCTGTATTGCTCAGGATATACACGGACAGATATCAAATCCCAGCGTTATATATCGTATCAAGCTTGTTTCTGAAAACGGTATGGTTATACCTGAAATAGACACAGTGACTCCGCTGGGTACATCACATCAAATGGCAGATAAAAATTTAGGTAGATTTGTAAAGATTGATGCTTCAAATATACAAACCTTTCCTTATGTCCAGAATAGGGATGGAGAAACAATTAGTGCCCGAAGTTTAGCAGCAGCACTTGGTGACTCCATTGAGGAAGACGCTTATATTGTAAGATTTACGTCTAAAGATACTGGAAGAAAATTTGATTTGAAGCTTAAATTTGTCGTCAAAGTTGATGGGCGTGGAATCAACGGGGAAACATAAAAAAACAAAATTGAATAATACGAACTATTTATTAGGAACTGATTATACTGTGGTTCGTTAAGAGGAAAAGTTATGGCATTTTTAGATAACAGTGGTGATATTATACTCGATGCGGTTTTGACCGACGAAGGAAGAAGACGACTTGCTCTGGGTGATGGTAGTTTTAGGATTACTAAATTTGCCCTGGGTGACGACGAGATTGATTATTCTTTGTATGTCCCAGTGACAGCATCAGGGTACGAGGATCAAAGAATTTTACAACTGCCAGTCTTTGAAGCATTTACAAACAATACTACTTCTCTTAAGAATAGGTTGATGACCTATACAGATAATACATTGCTTTATCTCCCAGTAATTAAATTGAATGATAAGTTCTACCCCACGGTCGCAACTAATGCTGGACCCACAGGTGGATATTATGTGGCAGTGGACGCAACAACAAGAGTCCAGGTTGACACTGTTAATAATCTTGCTGTAAATTCATTAGGCTATCGCTTTGCTGATGACGCAGCTTCTAATGTTAATACTCAGATGATTTTCGACCAGGGTTTAGATACGGCAAATCTCTCTCTTGGGTATCTTAACGAAGTGGCTTCTGAGCAAGCCCTGTTTGAAACTGGTTATTTGGTAGAGGTAGACAATCGACTTTTGACTTTGACCACTCCTGAACAGCAAGGTGCGCTGGCTACTCCAAGTTTTATTGATGATGATAATATAGCTACTTATATGTTTGCTCTAGGTAATCAGGGTGGCAATTCTTATTTTGCTGAATCTGCTGGTGGTCGTGGCGGCTCTGCTCAGCCAGCCTTTAATATTACTGAGGGGCAACAAGGGAGAACGTCTACCAATAGTGCTATCGGACCAACAGATACAACTGGTCGATTAGGATCAAGACTTATTTTTGGCTTGAGAGCGTCTCTGAACCTTCAAACAACCAACACTTTATTTACCGAGTTGGGAGGAACTGATTCATGGGAGATAACCCCAGGCTCAGGCACTACAACGGCTTTCTCTTTCATAAATACTGTAATTAGAATTACAGGCTTTAGCACAGGTTATCGTGTTGAAGTTCCACTAAAATTAATTAAATATACAGCGTAGGAATTAAGATATGGCAACCAGTTTTAAGGCATTAAACGTCAACGACTCACAGCGTTCTCAGACTAAGCTCCATGAGGCAATACCTGTTACGGGTACAATCTTGTCAGGAACTTATACTGATGAGAATATTAAAAATTATACTCATGGAATGTTCCAGAGTGTATATGATTATCCCTACCTTAGTTCCTCGGCAAATCACATAATTGATTTGACCGCAGCGTGGGCAACTGATTCGCCTCTATCTTCTTCTTTGAACGTTACCTTGCGTAACAAAAAGAATGACGTATATAATGAGATGGCACAAATGCTCGCCGGCTACAATAGTACCGGCAGTATTAACAAGCTCGATGTCAGTGGGAACTTCTCAAGTAATCTCCAAGTTGATAAGATGGAAGAAGTTCTTGTGCTAAACTTTGCTCGCCTTTTGACTAAGGACGAGATCCAGCCTTCTGCTACTGGCTTTTCGATGACTTTGGGTGTTAGTGCTTCTTTTAACAATCCTTTTACTAAGACTTTGACAGTCTACGATAAAGATGGTACTAACGTCAAAACCAACTCACCTGCTGGTGAATTTAATGTTCTGTACGCTACTGGGTCTGGTTTCCCTGCCGACTCAGAAAGACCTTGCGGGCTCTTGTTCTATCAAGCAGGCGTGGCTATTCTAACATCTTCTGTATTCAAGAGCGAGTATGTAGAAGATTGCTTCATGGATGCTACTGATGGTCTAACTATAGATGATATGTTTGTGAGCAGTTCGATCAGCGGTTCTTGTACAGCCCTTCGACACCGAATTCAAAATATTAGCTTTAATAACACGACTGAACTAAACTCTACAATTTATTTCTGCCGCTTAAATTCCACAGAATTTAATTACAGTAGTAATCCAACATACCTGAGTTCCAGTCAGATTAGGGTTAAGACACTTAGAACAGATAATCCAGTATCCTATGTAACCACCGTTGGTTTATACAGTGAAGATAATGCTTTGTTGGCTGTAGGAAAAGTCAGTGAACCAATCAGAAAATCTCCAGGCACTGAGACGACTTTCCGGGTAAGATTAGACTACTAATAGGGGGTAAAAATGCCTTACCTCTTTAACTTTGGTCCAGACGACATATTCACAAATAGAATTGTGACTCGCCCAAAGACCGATTTTGTAATGTATAGCGGATCAGCTTACATCAACAACGACGGTTCACTTTTGGGTGAAAATATTGTAACTGGCAATGTCAATTTATTTGAATACAATGTGGACCGAAATGGTACAGACCAAGCCTTAATAAATCCTTTTCTAGCTCCAAATACAGGATTAGTATTTAGAAATAATCGCCTGTCGGTTCGAGAATATGGAACTCTCTATAGCCAGTCGGAACTACCAGGAACTTACCCTTTAACATCCTCAATAAAAAGACAAATTTATGCGGCAACTACCTATCCCTTTCCCGATGGGTCGGTACTGGATAAAGATAACTATGCTATAAATCGTAGAGAATTAATAGCACTCAGAAACACATTAGATTATAATCGTTTCATGAGCA